CATTCGGGGTCTTCGGGGGTGGTTGCCGGGGCCGGGGCGGGCTCGGGGGTGCCGTCGGCCCCGGCTGGGTCCTCGTCCGCGTCGGCCGGGGAGGCTGCCGGGGTCGAGGGCGTTTCGGGGAGGGCTTCGGCCGCAGGCACGACGGGGGTGACCGGCTCCGGCGCGGCGGGCTCAACCACCGGCTCGGGCTCCGCAGGCGCTGGCTCGACCGGGGTCGTGTTCAGCGGCGGCGCCGGAGCGGCCGGGCGGCCGGAGTACCGGAAGCCGTACCGCTCGGGGTCCCACCGTGCGGCCATCGCAGGCTCAGGCTCAGCCGGGGCGGCAGTAGCGGGGCGCTGCGCGACCTCGTCAGCCAGCCCAGCGGTGACGGCCTCTTCGGCGGTGTACCAGGTCTCCGTGCGCATCGCGGTGCGCCACTCGTCGATGGTGCCGCCGGCGCGCGCGGCGTAGACGCCGGCGATGTTGTTGGACTGGAAGTCGAGGAGGTCGGCCATCTTGCGCATCTCGTCGGCGTCGCCGATACAAAGCCCGGAGCCCTCATGGATCATGAGCTGTGAGTGGGGGCCCATCACGATCTGGTCCCCAGCCATCGCGATCACCGAGGCGATCGACGCAGCCAGCCCGTCCACGTAGGTCGTGACCGTCGCGGAGTGGGCACGCAGGCAGTTCATGATGGCCAGCCCGTCGAAGACCTCCCCACCAGGAGAGTTGATGTGCAGATCGATCGCGGTGACGTTCAGCTCGGACAGCTCCGCAACGAAGTCCGCCGCGGTGATGCCCCAATAACCGATCTCGTCGTACACGTACACCGCGGCCGATGTCGGGCCGAGGTTGTCGATGCGGTACCAGCCCGCCCGGCCCTGCGCCTGTCGGGCCACAGGGCGCCCGGGGCGCTGTGACTTTTCGACAGTTGCAGTCGAACCTGCGCGCACGTCAAAGCGCCGTGTCGTCATGACTCCCACCTCGCCGTAACAGTGCCGCGACAGCGGTCCCGTCCTTCACAGGCCCAGTACGGGCCGGCGCCGTACGCCGCCCACGCCGCGGCGACATCGTCGAACTCGGTGCCGTCGATGTCCTGACAGGGCTGGCACGTGTTCGTGTCCAGCTTCTCGCTGGCCGTCAGGACCGCCTTGGGGGCCTCCGCGATCGTCGCCAGCCGCCCGACGTTCACCGCGCGGTGCAGTGCCCCACCCAGCCGGGAGCGACGGAACGCGCCCTTCAGGCCGCGGACGAACTCCACAACCTGCCCGGCAATCGATGCCCCGTCCACGCCCGGCGCGAACAGGCGGATGGCCTCCGCGACCGCCGACGTCACGACATCCCCGGCGAGGAGCCCGGCGGTGGCGGCGGCGATCTCGGACAGTTCCGCGCCGAAGTCCACGACCAGCAGCCGCGACGCGCTGTTGCGTACGCTCTCGTCGACCTTCGGCGCCGTCACGTCCACGCCCTGCGCCCGCGCCTGCCCTGCCACCTGCTCGGCCGCAGAGTCCGCCGTATCGGCCAGTGCGGTGCGCAGCACCGTCACCGCGGCGTCGGTGGGCAGCGTCAGCGTGGACAGTGCGGCGAGGTCGTTGCCGTCGACAGCGGCGGCGATCTGCTCGCGCAGCGCCTGGTACTGGCCCGGTAGAACGTCCTCGCCCCAGCGCGCCACGAGAGTGTCGAGGGCGAACGTGTGCAGGGACTGCACGGCCGTCAGATCAGCGTCCACGGCCGCGGTGAACGTGGGCAGCAGCCCAGCGACCATCGCGTCCCACGCCGTGTCCACCGGCGCGGCCGGGAGCGCCAGGCGCTCGACCGTGTAGGCAGCCGCCGGCGCGGCCAGGGCCTTGGGAAGCGGCGCCGACGGCAGAGCGGGGGCGGCGGCCGGGCCGCTGAACGGGATCTCCGGCAGACCCACGGCCGATAGCACCCCGGCCGGCTCCCAGCCCGCTGTGCGCAGGGCTGCTGCGGCGTTCGCCCGCGCTGTGAGCTGAGTGGACTCGACCTCGGGATCCGCAGGGACGGGGTTGCAGTAGTCGAACTCCAGGCCCTGCGTGGTGGGTCCGAACATGGGGAGCAGGTCGTGGTTCAGTGCGGCCTTGATGCGTTCCAGGCGGGGGATGGTGATCTGCTCTGCGAACCAGGCCTTAGCCGTGAGGGATGCGGCCCTGTTGACGTCCTCGAAGTCACCGAGTGCGGACTTGGAGATGCCGTAGGCCTCGCGGATCGCGTCGCGGGTGACGCCTCGCAGTTCCACGAACTGCATGTCGCGCTGGCTGATGGTGCGGTCAACCCACTTGCCCATCTCCAGGATGGCCACGCGGTGGGCGTTGCCGACGCCTCGGTGCTGTTCGTTCCAGCGCTCGCGGAGCTGGTTGAACTCGTTGTCGTCGAGGCTGGACGGCAACTCGATGATCCCGCCGGGCTGCGCGCTGTTGATGAAGAACGCCCGCGCCCACTCCGCGGAATACCGCGCGGTGTCCAGGTCGGGAAGGATCGACAGAACCGGCGACAGCCCGCGGTAGGGGTCCATGGGGTTCGGCCGGCGGATCTGGATGACCTCGTCCAGGCCGAGGGGGACCTGCTCGCCGTCGGGGCTGGTGTAGATGTATCCGGCGAGGAAGCGTTCGCGGTCCGGGACCGGGGTCATGCGGTCGGGGCGGACGGGCCACATCTCCAGCGGGATCGTGTAGCCGGAGGCTCGGGCGATGACCCACCAGGTCTCGCCGGTCAGGTCGTAGTGCTGCGTGCTTGTCTCGACGTATTCCTGCCGTGGCATGAACGGGTTGGGCTTGTTCCACAGGTCGAGGGCGGCGTGCGCAGTGACCTCGACGCGGTCTTCGTCGCGGCCGGATTTGGCTTTGCGCCACAGCTTCCACTCGACCAATGCGGTGGCGTTCGATGTGCGGTCGACGATGGCGAAGAGGGTGCCGACGCTGGACATGGCGCGGAGTTGGGCTTCGGCGCCGGTGAGACGTCCGAAGAAGCTGGTCTTGGAGGCGCTGCGCCCGGTGTAGGGGATGGGCATCTCAGCGGTGCGGCGTGCGGCGGCGTTGGCGAGGGAGCCGAGGAGGGTCTTACCCACGCGGTCCCTCCCGTTCTGTTAGTCGCTGTCGACCCACCATTGGAGGATCACGGTGAGGACGCCGCCGGTGATGAGACCGACGCCTGTACCGAAGATATTCCACGAGCCTGCTGTGATGAGTGTAAATCCTCCTGTCAACATGGCGCTCGGCCGCAAATCTTTCAGTTTCGAGAGCATGGGCTTCCGCATCGATTCACTCCTTCATAGGTCAGATCAGAGCCAACGCACGTTCGGCCGGCCACCGAGATCCCGCTGCGCCACCATGTACCGCATCGCGTCCATCCCGTGGTCATCCTGCTTCACCGGCTCCTCCTTCAGGCCGCCGGCCGCCCCGGGCTTCACCGCCCACACATAGCCGGGGAACTCCTCCTCCGTGCACGTGGGCTTCACCGCGTCTGCGAGGGCCTGGTCTCGCTCGGCCAGCGCCCCGCGCACGATGAACAGGCGGGGCTTCCCGTCACCGGCCACCTTCAGGCGGGACTGTACGGCCTGGATGCCGTCGCTGACGGTCTTCTTCGCTGCGACGGTGGACATGCCGAGGTGTCGTTCGAGGGTGGCCCGGTCTTCGGCGTCGTGGTCGCAGATGATGGCGCGCGGGCGGGGCTCGGTCCACTGGCCGTCGTCGTCCCTGACGAGCCTCAGGATGTGCGCAGCGTGGTCCTCGACGAGGCGGCGCGTGCGGAAGATCTCCCGCAGCAGGTAGAGCCTGCCGTCCCCGTCCTCTGCCCACGTCTGGAGGACGAGCGGCGCCGTGTACCCGAAGTCGATCGACCACCACCTGGTCCACTCGGGCGGCACAGGGAACGGGTCGATGAGGTGCAGCGACTCATCCCACTGCTCGTACACCTGCCCTTCGGCAGCTACCCACTTTCCCCAGCGCATCCGTTGGTAGCGCGCCCCGGAGAGGCCATCGAGGCGGTCCAGGTAGGCCTGTCCGTACTCGGTCCACTCGCCGCCTTGGTAGAGCCGGGGGTTGTCCTCGTGGCGGCTGTAGAGCATGGTGCTGCGCCCGGCGTCGGCGCGTTGTTTCAGGTGGTGGGTGGGCGGACCGGGGTTGGTGGCCAAGATCAATTGCTGATAGGACAACCGCCCGTTACGCAGCCGGGTGATGATCGTGTCGAGGTCTTCCGGGGTGGTCTCGATCGCCTCGTCCACGAAACACAGGTCGTACTCGGTGCTCAACAGACGCGAGGCGCGATCGAGACCGCCGACGACGATGACCGAGCCGTTGCTGTAGCGGAACGCTGCCGGCTCCTGGGCGGACCCGCCGTAGAACGACACGGCGCCGGTGGCCAGGGCCTCGGCGGCGACCTTCTGCCGGAACGTCACGAGCGTCGACGCGGTGAGTGATGCGTGGGTCTTGCGGACGATGAGCGCCCGGACCTTCGGCACGGACAGGCAGGTGAGGTGGACCTTCATGAGCGCGGCCACGCTCTTGCCAGTGCCTGCCGCGCCGGAGAGCAGCACCTCGTTGTCCTTGCAGTGGAACAGGTCGAGGCCTGCGCCACGCGGCTCGTACCGGACGACTGTGCCAGCCGCGCCGGCAGTCACTACGCGAGATCCTTCGGGTCGACGCCGACGATCTCGTACTTCACGCCGCCGGACACATCAACCTTCTGCGCGGAGTCCAGGCCCAAGAGCTTGGCGCGGCGTTCGGCGATCCGCAGTAGCCGGTCGATGGCCTGCAAGACGGGTGCGTCGTCGAGGAGGGGTTCTTCGCCGTTGTAGATGATGCGGCCTTGGGACACGGTGACGTGCTGTCGTTCGAGGACGCCCATGGCTGCGGCGTACATGGTGTCGAGGCGGTCGAGTTCGATGCGGCGTACGTCTTCGGCTGCTTCTTCGACGATGGCGCGGAGTGCGGCTTGGACGTGGGTGTGGGCGGTTTTGACGTCGACGCCGAGTTCGGCGGCGATGGCGCGGTAGCTCTTGCCTTGGGAGCGGAGTTCGGCGGCTGCGTTTTGGCGTTGGGCGGTGGTGAGGGTGGGGATGTATCGGCCGTCGCCGCCGCGGGTCTGGTCGCCGGGTGGTGTGCCTGCCATGTCGGTCACCTCCCGTTGTTACCTGTGGTCGTGCTTTGATGGTAACGGTGAGGCGCGTGGGTGGGGCCCTGACTGGTGGCGGTGCACCGGTCAGGGCCCCTTCGGCATGGGCGGCGGTCGGTCAGTGGCCCTTGGTCCAGCCGTTGGCCAGGCAGTCCAGGTGAAGCCACTTGTCTCGGCCGGACACGTACGCGGTGCCGGACACGTACGCGGTGTCGTGCTCGCCGTCGCCCCGCTCGATCGCGGTCGGGTCGCTGTTCACCGTCCACGCGATCTGGTCGAAGTACGTGTTGGCCGCGTCCTTGGCGTTCGGGCCGGTCCAGACGCCGATGACCTCGCCACCCTCCTGGACGATGCCCTTGGTCAGGATCCAGATGCCTGTGCTCATGGTGTGCCTCTTCCTCGTCTGCGCGATGTGATCGGGTCTGGTGTGCGGGGTGGTTCAGAGCCACATGAGGTCGGAGACGGCGAACACGTCCTTCGCGGCGAGGTCGACGAGCTGCTTGGTCGTCAGGCCCTGCTTCTGCGCGCCTTCCCACACGAGCTGCGGGGCGATCGCGCCGACGGTGATGGGGAAGACCTCTTCGCAGATCGTGGCCATCAGCGCCGGGTCAGTGCAGCGGCTGGTGCCGATGCGGGCGGCTTCGGCAAGGGCTTCCTGGTACGTCATGGCGGGGCTCCTCAGGCGGCTTCGTCGTAGCGGCTGGTCCAGTAACGGCGGTCGGCGGCGGCCTCGTCGCGGGCCTCTTCGTAGGCGGTGAGCGCGGCCGGCGCGGTGAAGACGGGGGCGGCGGGGGTCTCGCTGGCGGGGAGCTCGACCACGTAGGCGGTGCGGTGGGTGGTGTAGCTCTCGATGCGGTCGATCCGCCAGGTGCGCATCTCGCCGGACTGGCGGTCGGCGGCGCGGAGGATGAGGGCGCCGGCCTTGGTGGTGCGGATGTCTCGGATTTCAACGGTGCGGATGGTCTCGCTGCCGTCTGCCTTGGTGTAGGTGAGGGTGACCGGGTGCTGGCGGTCCATCGCGCGGTACATGTCGGCGGTGGTGGTCTCGCTCAGCTGACGGCTGGTGTGCTTCACGGTGGTCCCCCCTCGGTGCGACTTACCTTATGCCTCATAGTCTAGGCCTCGCACGTGAGGCATGTCAACAACTAGGCGAGGCCTAACGCATGTGGCATCATGAGGGCATGGTTACCAAGGACGATCTGGCAGCAGCAAAGAAGCGGCACGACGCCGCAGTCGCCGAGGCCGAACGCATCCGTGCCGACGCCGACCGCGAGCGCGCCAAGATCTTCGCCCGCGCCGCCGGCGAAGGCATGCCGCAGAAGGACATCATCGAAGCCACCGGCTACAGCCGCGAGACGGTGCGGCGCATCACCCGCGAGGGACAAGAAGCCCTGCACCAGAAACTCGAATGCCCCGAATGCCACGCCACACCCCGCACCGGCGACACCCGCATCATCACCGCCAGCCTGACAGGAACAACCACCGAGACCTGGCACACCGAGGGCTGCCCGCAGGCCTGACCGCGCACGCAGCAAGACCCCACCGCGACGGGGGAACGCGGTGGGGTCTCGTTATGCCGGGCGCTACCCGGCGTGAACCATCAGTGTCGCAGGCGAATCACAGCCAGGGGGCGTATCCCGTGCGATCCCACTCCGCGAGCTGCTCACCATCCACGGTCCGAATGTCGTGCTGCCGGGCGTAGTCGAGCGCGGGCTTCGTGAACCGCGACGTCGTCACGAACAGCGCAACACCCGCACAGTGATGGACGCGGGCGGTCCCCATGAACCGCTGCATGTCCTCGCTGCCGACAGCCCGATCAACCGCGTACCGCTTGCACTGCGTCACAACCTTCCGGCCGGCCCGGTCCCAGCCCACAACGTCCGCGCCGAGGTCGCCCGCGCCGCCGGTACGCCGGGCGTCAGCAACACCGCTGCGCCGCATGAGGTCGGCGACCGCGTCCTCGAAGCTGGTCGGCGACAGCTTGAGGAAGCGGCGGCCGGCAGCCCGGGGCTTGCGTCGTCGGAGCCGGCGGCGGGCGATGACGTACAGGGCGATGCTGGCGGCGATGGTCACGCCGAGGGCCACCGCGACGCCGGGGTGGTGGTGCAGGTATCCGGCGATGGCGATGGCGAGGACGCCGAGGCCGGTGGCGCCCCATCCGTCGATGCGGACCTTGCGGCGGCGGCGGGTGGCGCGGGTGATGGTGGCCATGGTGTCCCCCTGGTCAGTGGCTGTTGGTGGTGGACTTGCCCCACCAGCGGTTGTGGTTGTTGATGTGCGTCTCGTTGTGCACGGTCGAGGTGCCACCGCCGCCGGGCCCGCCGAGGCGTGCGGCGACGATCGCGATGGCGATCCACATGACGAGGCCGCTGCTGATCCCGGCGAGCCCGGACAGGACCTGGCCGACGCCCCATCCGGCTCCGGCCGCGAACACGCCGCTGGCGGCGATGGTCTGCGCGCGCTCGCCGATGAGCGGGACCGGGGTGAGGTCCCGAGGCGGTGTCGCCTGCACGGGGGCGGGGGCGAGGTCCTTGGGCATGGGGACGAGGCGGCCGTAGGCGTCGGGCACCCACACGACCGGGCCGGGCTGTACGTACGGCTCGACCGGGGCGGCCGGGTAGATGGCGGTGGGCAGGCGCACGTCGACCTGCTCGGGCGTGCGGTAGGGGTCCATGACGGTGTCTCCGGTCACTGGTCGAGGTCGGGCCGGACGGCGTACCGGCCGTAACTGGGCTTGTGGATACGGGGGTCGGCGTCGAGCCAGCGGCCGATCGTCGCGGCGTGCGGCGGGTCGGTGTCGGGGTGCAGGCGGGTGATGAACTCCCGGATGGCCTCGGGGCCGATGCCGGGGCCGCCGGACCCGGCGACGATCTCGAACACGAGGGCCTTGCGCGGGTCAGGCTTCTTGCCCAGCTCGACGGGGGCCGCGTCGACCGTGGGCGGGGTCCAGCCGAGTCCGCCGCCGTCGACGACGCTGCGGAACTGTGCGGCGAGGTCGCCGTCGCGCTGCCCGGCCTCGTCCATCGCCTGGCGCAGCTTCCGCCGGGCGGCCTCGGCCTCGTCGATGGCGTCTTGCGCGGTGCTCGCCGTGGCCGTCGTGGTGGTGCCCCAGCCGGCCGTGACGCCGGACGTGCGCGGCTGGTCGGGCGCGGCAGGGGTGTCGGGCTGGGACTCGGCCACCGGAGCGGGGCCGAGGCCGAAGAGGTGGTCGGTGCCCATCCACCGCTGCTCGTACGCCTGCCCTGCGGCCTTGCGGGACAACTCGTCGAGCTCGGGGTGCAGGCCGGATGTGGCGGCGACGACGTCGGCGATCTGGTTCGGGAGCATCCGGAAGGCTTTGAACGGCCGGGCGGGCTCGTCGAGCACCTTCATGAAGCCGCAGCCGGGGTACGGGGCGTCCTCCGGCGACAGCTTGTCGTTCCAGCCGAACAGGTAGGACAGTTCCCGCTCGTCGGACTTCATGCCGATCTTCAGGCCGGACTGCGCAAGCAACTGAGGCTCCGACAACACGTCCTGCGTGGCGCGCAGCGCGGTGATGAGCGCGTTGACGGCGACCGCGCGGGCCAGCTCGACGACCTGCACGAGGATGTCGCCCGTCTCCTTGAGCACCTCGTTCTGCCTGGCCTTCGGCGAGTACAACTCGGCGATCTCATCCCCGGCGATGAGGATGCCCGGCACGGCGGCCGACACGGGCAGCTTGTCGTCGTTGGCGGCGATCTCCAGATGCTTGTACCCCGGCTTGCGGGCCTTCGCGATGCGCAGCGCTGCCTTCGCCATCGCCAGGGCCTTCTCCGGGGTGTCTGCGACCCAGTCGACCGGCGGCCGGCCGGGGCGTCCGGCGGCGTGCCAGGCGTGCAGCCACGGCAGGGCGAGGCCACCCCCGTTGAGGTCGATGACCCACGTCAGGTTGTCGGTCATGCGGGCGGTGCCAGCCAGGAAGACGTTGGACAGGTTGGTCTTTCCGGAGCCCTTGCGGCCGGCGAGCAGCGTGGTGAACTCCCGGATCGTGGGGGCGGCCCCCTCGCCGTCGCGGTGCATGCCCAACGGCAGCGGCCCGTTGAGGGTGAGGGGCGAGTAGTCCGCCGGGTAGGTCTCCTCTCCGAGCAGCCGATTGACGGTGGAGACGTCGATGAGGACAGCGCCGCGGTGGGCGCCCTGCCTCACTTCAACGCCGCAGCCCTCGGGCAGCTTGGCGTCTGCGGCGAGCGCGTCCTGGTACGCGACGATGTCTTTCCAGCGGGTGCCGCCGGGGCCGCACTCGCCGTCGAGGACGAAGCCGCCGCCGGACTCCCACATCTCGACGCCGACGATCTGCACGACGCTGCCGGTGCAGACGCGGACGATGCGGTCCTCCCACTCGTCCGCGATGACCTTCCGCTTGCCGTCGAGGGTGGCGCGGCGCGCGGCGGCCTCGGCCACAGCCTTCTTCTCTTCAGCCTTGTGCTCGACGTGGTGCGCCCCGGCCATCGCCGCGCCGAGGCCGAGCGCCCCGGCGAGCAGGCTGCCGATGCCCCACTGCGACCACGGGCCGTTGGCCATGGCGTAGGAGCACCAGCCGCCGACCCCGAGCCACCCGGCGGCACGCAGGGCGAGGGTCGCCCCGGTGACGTCCTTGCGGCGCCCGGCGATGTGCGTGCCGACCGCCCCCGCCCCGGCCGCGAGTGCGGCCCAGGACGGGGGCATGTGGGCGACGTGCCCGGCGTAGCCGACGGCCAGGGCGGCGACGCCGGTGTTGATGGGCCCGGTCACGGGGCCGTGGCCGGTGTCCCAGTCGAGTTTCACGGTGCTGCTCCGAATCGAGGAGGTGGTTAGGACGAGGCCGGTCAGAGGTTGGCGGTGACGTCCCACATGCGCTCGCCCTGGACGCCCTTGCGGGGGTTGCGGAGGCGGCTGAGGTCAACGTCGTGCAACTTTTCGAACGCGGGCTTCAGCTCGGCGGCCATCTCGGCGGCCTTGATCTCAAGCTGGTGGATCTGCCGCATGATCTCGATGATTCGCGGGTCGAGAGGCAGCTTGGCGTCGGCGTTCTCGACGGTGACCTTCATAGCCTCGGCGTGCAGGCGCAGCGCCTCTTCGAGGCCGGCGAAGTCCTCGCCGACTTCGAGCATTCCCTTGGGGTCGTAGTTGGCGGCGGCGCGTGCGCCTTCCATGGCGGATGCGACGAAGTGGTGTCCGGACACGGCGGTTCCTCCGGTGCTGGTCGTGGTTGTGGTGGCGGTGGGGCGTCGTACGGATGCGGCGACCGATGCGGGCGGCGGCGTGGGTGGGGTGTTGCGGGCGCCACGGCGGCGGTGCCACACGTCTCGGATCCGCGCGAGCGCAGCCTTGCCGCCTCGTCGGTGGAGCAGCGTGCGGGCGCCGGACAGGATGGAGCGCACGCCGTCCCACGCTGCGCCGCGTAGCCGCTTCGCCTGTCGTGCTGTGGCGCGGGTGGCGGCCTGGCGGGCGGGCGTGTTCCATGCGGCCTTGGCGCCGCGTCCGGTGGCGCGCAGAGTCTTGGCGGCGGGTGAGGTGCGGCCGACGGTGCCACGGCCGATGGCGCCGAGGGTCTTGCGGGTCTTCGAGTCGGGCCGGGCGGTAGCACGCAGGGCGCGGCCGATGGCGGCCTTCAATCCGTGGCCCTTGCTGCCGGTGCGATCGTGGCGCTTGCCGCTACCGGAGTCGTGGCGGCCGGGTCGGTCGGACGCGCCGGTGCCGGTGGCGCCGGATGCCTTGGTGCGGTCCTTGCCTGACAGGCCGCCACCGGAACCGGAACCTCCACCGCTACCGGTGGCGCCACGGGGACGGTTCACCGATGGCGCCATAGCGCCGCCACGCTGCCCGCCACCGGCGCCACGGCCGCCACCCGACGTGCCGCTACCGCCACCGCCACGCCCCGACGACTTCGGCGTAGCGCTGCGCCACGCGCCACCGCCACCCGTAGCGCTCCCCCACGTAGCGGTAGCGCGACTCGCGCGCTGCGCCACGCTACGGCGGACCGCAGCGCGCCGCCGCACCACGGCGGCCGTAGCACCCGCCACCGCCACGACGCCCGTGGCCGCTACGGCGATCGGCCCACCGAGTTGGTACGCGGCCGTAGCGGTCATCGCCGTGGCGTTCCCCCCCGCAGCCATCACCGGGGCCATCGGCAGACCCCGGCCGGCACGCGACTGGCGAGCAGGCGGTTCGGGCACGGGCCACTCGGACGGCCAGGCCAGAACAGGCGAGGGCCGCTCGGCCGCGGGTGCGGCGGGCGGCGGGGCCGGGGGCGCCGCGACCGGTGCGGCGGGCGGCGGTGCGGTGCGGGCCACTGGGTGGCCTCCTCACTGTGACTGGAACCCTGACTACGGCTGCGGTCAGGGTTGGGGCGGGGTTTGCGCTGTTCAGGTGGGTGGCGCGGGGCCGGTGTGACTGCGGCTGTAGTTGCGGTCAGGCAGCTCGCGGGCCGGGCAGGTCGGCGATCTCGCGGGCGACCTGCGCACGGATCTTGCGGGCCTGCTGCGGAGAGTTGGGCAGGCCGGCGGTGCCGAGGGCTGCGGCGATCTCGGGCCCGCCCGGGCGGTGGCCGGTGACCATCCACAGGGTGTGGACGACGTGCTGCGGTGTGCCGGGCTCGTACGCGTCGACGGCGTACGCCGTGGCGGTGGCGGTCGGTTCGGCGGGCGCCACGGTCGCGGGCGGCTCCGTGGCGGCGGGCAGCGCGGGCGTAGCGGCCGGGATGGCGACCGCGCTACGGGTCCGCTTCGGCGTAGCGGGAACTGTGGCGACGGGCGTAGCGGACGCGATAGCGGCCGGAGCATCAGCGACCGCCACGCCGTAGCGCGACAGGCGTAGCGGCAGCACCAGCTCGACGGGGGCCCGGCGGCGCCACGCCCAGCCGTAGCGCGCCCGCAGCTGCGCCCGGTACACGAGACGGTCCTGCTCCAGCCGGACAACCTCGTCATAGGACCGGAGTTCCCACAGCTTCATGCGGCGCCACAGCCGGAACGTCGGCCACGGGGCGAGGACCCAGCGCGACAGGCGCACGGGCTCCATGTGGCGGTCGGCGGTGATGGCGGCGACCCGGCCGATCGCGTGCCGGGCGGCCTCGATGACGACGACGAACAGGATCGGAATCACGGCGTGCATGCCGACGCCGATCGGGTCCGGCCACGCGGCGGCCGCGTTGAACGCGATCGTCGCCGCGGTGAGGAGCCACGCGGTCTGCCGGAGCAGGGGGAAGGGGATCCGCAGCCAGGTGAGGAGCAAGTCAAGGGCGAGGGTCGCGCCGATCCCGGCGTCGAGGCCGATGGGGAAGACGGTGGCGAACTCGCCGAAGCCCTTCGCGAGCGCCAGCTGCCGCACGGCGGCGTAGGAGCCGGCGAATCCAATGCCGGCGATGACGATCGCGAAACCAGCGACGGCTGCGGTGAGCCATCGCTGTGTGGTCGTGAGGGTCGGGCGCTCGGACACGGGGGTTCCTCCGGTGCGGTGGGGTGGGGCACCGTCGCCTCAGGCCGTGGGGGAACACCCCGAGGCGACGGCGGTCTGGGGGTTAGCGGGTGCCGGATCCTCGGCAGGTCCCGCACGTCTGCCAGCTCTGGCGGGACACGCCACCGCTGCTGGTGTCGACGGTGCGGCCGCCGGCGCCGCCGCAACTCGGGCAGGGCGTGGCGGCGCGGAGTGTGGCCTTGGCGCTGTCGACGCGGAGCCCGAGGCGCCAGGCGCGGTTCCCGTGGACGTGGGCGAGCTGCTGCTCTGCGGTGGCCAGGGTGCTGCGTGCTTGGGTCAACGCGCGGTTGGTGACGCGGCCTGAGTAGGCGATGCCGGTGGCGCGGTGGACGTGTCCGGCGGCGACCAGCATGCGGCCGGGGCGCGGCAGCGGGGGGCCGGCGGGGATGTCGTCGCGGTGGTCGGCACGCGCGGGGCTGGGCTGACGGGTGGGGTCGTCGGTAACCTTCACGTGGATCTCCCGTGTACTTAGCGGTGACGGGCGGTCCGGCCCCCACTCCATTGCTGCCAGGCGCGGAGCGGGGGCCGTTCTTATTAGCTGACGGAGACGGTTCCTCTCCGCCGTTGTACGGAGACCATACGCACATGTATGGTCTCCATGCAAGCGTTGGAACGGGCCGCCTCCCGGTTACCGGAGAGGAACGCGCGTGGACGACAGAGGCGAGGAGGTGCAGCGGGTGTCAGACGCCCTTGATGAGATCGACGGCATCACGGACCTTGAGGCGCGCGTGCGGGCCAGGAACCAGGTGCTGGCACTACAGGCCAGCAAGGTCAAGGACTGGCACAAGGAGCGCCGCGATCTTGTGCTGTCCCTGCGCAGCCAGGACCCCGCGATCCCCATTCGCAAGATCGCGGAACGGCTGGCCATGTCGGCTGGCGTGGTGCAGGACATCGTGCGCGGCCATGCAGGCGCATGGAAGGACCGGCCGAAGAGGGCCGAAGAGAGGGATGGCTCGTGAGCAAGCGCGAGTACCACTACGTGATCACCCTCCAGTTCGTCAAAGAGGGCGTCCCCGGCGTCAACGTCAACACCATCGCGGGCACTGCCGTAGCGGCCAAGGGCGCGACGCGGCAGGAGGTGTACCAGGACGTGTACTCGAAGGCCTGCGCGGCGCTGGAGATCGAGAGCGGGGCGACCCTGTTCTGCATGCTGGAGCCCAACCAACTCTGACCCCGCACACGACGAAGCCCCCCACTGGGCAAGTGGGGGGCTTCCCTGTCCTTCGCGGCCAGCCTACTTCCCGGGCACCCCCCACACCGCGGAATCCCCGCCCTCCGGCGCATAGATGATCCGGTCCGGCCGCGACGTCCGCGGCACATAGAACGGGATCTTCCCCCGCAAACAATCCCCCGCGATCACCGTGGTGTCGTCGGTGGGGAACTCGGGCTTCGGCAGATCACCACCGTTCAAGCCCGTGACTTTGATGCGGGTGCCGTCCGCGTAGCCAAGCTGCCACGGGAACTGACTGACGGTGATGTCGCTGCTCCCCGCGCTGTTGCAGACCTTGACTTCGGCGACGGCCCACACGCCGTCTTTGACACCGAGGCCGTCGTTGGCGGGGATCCCGGTGACGGGCTGGGTGTAGGTGAGGGCGGTGGTGGTGCCGGCGTATCCGTCGCCGTGCCAGGCGCTGGGTGCGCCGAGGGTGAGCGGGCCGGTGGGGCTGGCGGTGGCCGGCTTGGTGGTGGGTGTGGTCGATGGCTTGGCGTCGTCGTGGCTGGTGCTGGTGCATCCGGCGGTGAGCGCGACGGTGGCGAGCAGTGCGGCGTATGCGGTGCGGGTGTGCATGTGTCCCCCTGTGGACGAATGTGGGGGTGATGATGCCCGGGCATGGGGGCGCCCCGCTACTCGGGAGCAGCGGGGCGCGAGGGGCGGGGCGTGCGCGGAGTCTGCGCTACGACTCGCCGCTTTGCTGGTCGAGCCGCCACATGCACAGCCCCTCGGTCGTCAGCTTGTGGATGATCGCCGCCTCCACTGTCCACCCCGCGTCCTTGCACATATCCATCGCCGTCTCCATGGCGACGACGAAGGGCGGCCGGATGTCGCCTTCGATCCGGACGTGGATCTCGCCGGGCTTGTCGGTCACTGCTGCGCCTTCCAGTTGGGGCCGCGTAGCGCGGGCGGGACGTCGGCGAGTGCCAGGCGCAGGAGCGGCCCGTAGATCGCCTCCGGGATGAGGAAGCCAGTGCCGCACGGGCGCTGCTGTGGTTCGGGCTCTGGCCGGTCGAGTTGCGCGCGCTGCTCCTCGGTGAGGCCGTAGCCCTCGGCCAGCGCTTGGAGGGTGGGGCAGTCGTTGGTGTGGGTGACGAGCGCCCCGTATTCGGAGTCGTCGCCGCAGCCGGTGCAGGCGTGGGGCTCCCAGTTGCCGCCTGCGGGCGCGTGGTGTTCGAGGATCTTCCGGTCGGCGGCGCAGCGACGAATGACGGCGGCCGGGCCGCCGCAGTCGCAGAGGGTCGCGCCTTGGATGACGGCCGCGTCGATCAGGGTCGTGGCATGGACGTCGCATTCGGTGTCGTGCCACCGGTTGGCGGCCGCCGCCGTGTCGGTGATCTGCTGGGTGATCCAGCCGTGCAAGTCAGGCATCGGGCTGATCCTGGCCGTCGAGTGCGCGGATCGTGCCGCACGGGAACGGCACCGCGTAGCCCGGGTAATCCCGCGCCGAGCAGTACTCGCACTCTGCGGTGTTCTCGTTCCGGCGATGCAGCGCGCGCACGCGTTCGGCGCGGGCGAGGAGCTGCTCGCGGGTGGGCTTCACATGCGGATGCCACCACACGGGCGGGTCGACGATCAGCGGGACGCTCAGCTTCTCGATGGCCGGGTTGTCGCCGCGCTCGTTGAGGGTGATACGGCCGTTCTCGTTGCGGACGTGGGCCTCGTAGTGGATGCGGCGGGTGCCGTCGGGGCCGGTGCTGATGGTGAGGTCTGCGTCGACGGGGACGACGTTCGGGTCGATGCCGTTCGCGGTGAGCCATGCGCAGAGTTCCTGCCGGCGCGGGGTGAAGTGCTTGGCCATGGGTTACTGCTCCTTGGGGCTCTCGATGTGCGGGGTCGCGCCGGGCGCAGTGTCGTACCAGGAGTGCATGAGTTTGGTGCCAGGGTTGAGGCCATCGTGGGGGCCGGGGGAACGCGGCCTCATGTGGTGGGCTGCCAGATGGCAGCGGACGACGTGCCCCCCATCAAGTCGGATGGAGGCCGTGCAAGGCACGCGCTGAGCGGTGCTGTGCTCCTCGGCGACGTGCCGGTCCCGGGCGGCTTCGGCGGACGACTGCGTGCTGTGTTCGAGGGACAGCCAGCCGTCGCACGTGTCGGTGCCCCAGCAGCGGAACACCCAACGCTTTTCGCCGTGCTCGGTGTAGGGCTTGACGACGGTGCCGGTGTGCTGCTCCGCGTCGAGCTGCCGGATGGCCTCGGCCTCGCGTGCCTGCTGCGCCTCGGGCGTCGGGGTGGCGGCGGCCGGGCCGTCAAGGGCGGTTTCGAGCAGCTCGGCGGCACGCTTGAGCTGGTCGGTGCGCTTGGCCCAGCGGCCCATGAGGTCGCGGACGGCGGTCAGCTTGTCGCCGCGTGCCCGGGTCTCGACGCGGAGGTCAGCGCTGATGCCCTTCTGCATGGCGAGCTCGGTGCGGAGCCGGGTGAGTTCGGGCCGGGCGTTGTCCGCGTGGCTTGGGCAGCGGTCGCAGAGCGCGGCGAGGCCCTCGGGGCATAGGCACTTCTCGTGCGGGGCGTCTGGCTCGGTGGGGCTGTCTTCGCCGCGCCTGGTGAGTGCGTCGGCGACGCGCCGGAGTTCGCCGGTCATGTCGACGAGCGCGTCAATGATCGGCTGGGGCGCAGCGTCGGCGACCTGCATGGATCGTAGGCACCGCCCGCACATGGGCTGCTCATTGCACAGGGTGACGACGGGGGCGCTGCTGCCACAGGCGCAGCGTTCAGGGTTGGCGCTGCTGGCCCCTGCGGGTCCGGTGGGCGGGGTGCCGGGGGTGGGCTGGGTCATGGGGTCGGCTCCTCGGTGGTGCGGCCGGGCCGGATGGCGACCACGGTGCTGGCGATCGTGCGGCGCACGGTGCGGAAGGTGTCCTCCGGGTTCGGGTCCATGAACCACGCCGCATCGGCTTCGGCCTCGGCTTGCGTCGGGGCAGGAACGATGCTGTCGACGACCCACCTGCCGCCGGGCAGGGCGCGCTCCACGACGTACTCGTCACGCGCAGGGTGAGCAGCCTCGAGCTGGTCGGTCATGCGGGGTCTCCGTTCAGGCGCACCCGGATCCACTCGGCATCGGACTCGGCCACGTGCGCCCCACCCGCCCGACCAACATGGATGGTCGTGGGCTGCCCGTCACCGTCGCGCTCGGAGCCGACGTAGACGCCCCAGGGCTGCCCGTGGTCGGGCGGGGTGTGCCCATCGGGGCAGTGCGGACAGCCCAGGGCCACCTCGTAGCGGGGTGATTGCTCGACCTGCTTGAGAACCGTCAGCGGGTCGGGGGCGGCTTCAGTCTCGGGGTCGTCCCAGATGATGCGGGTGTGGCCGCCGTGTCCGTGGATGGCTTCGGCGTCGTCCACGCGGTCCCAGTGGACGGTGGATGCGCGGTCGCCGCGCCAGCGGAGGGTGGCGGTTCCGTCGGGCCAGAGCACGCCGTCGGCGACGCGGCCGGTGCCGGAGGCTCCTGTGACGTCGTGGTTGCGTTGGAGGTGGAAGCGGCGGGGCTGCTGGGTCATGCGGGATGCCTTTCGTGGGGCCCGGCCGGGGCGACCGACCGGGCACAAGGGGCGGGCGGTCAGACGTGGCGGAAGGTGATGTCCGCGAGCTCGGCGCGCGCCTCGGCGATCGACTTGCGGCCGTTAGCCAGGTCACTGATCAGCACGGCTGCCTGGTACTCGCCCTCGTCTGTGGCGTCCGTGAGGCGCCCGGCGATCTCGGCGATCAGCTCGAATACTGCGCTGTCGGCGTCCGCGCGCTGCTCCTCGGTGAGGTGGACGTCGTTGTTGGCGAACGCCTTGACGATGGCCGGGTCGTCCTTGAAGTCCTCGAGCGACTCGTCTTCGGTGTCCCAGTCGCCTTCCTGGAGGCCGGCGATGAGGTCGCCGAGGACTCGGGTCTTGGTGTCGTCGTCGGCTCCGGTCTCGATGAGAGCGCGGGCGACGGGGTTGAAGATCTCGTTGGCAGATGACCAGCCCATGACGGGGGTCCTTTCGGTCGGTGGGGTCGTGCGGGTCAGGGTCGTTCGCCGCGTCGCCAGCCCGCGACACCGCAGGCGACAGCGAGGACGGCGAGGACAAGGTGCGGCCACATCACGGGCGGTCTTCGCGGCAGGCGCACGGCCCGAACACGGGGCTCGCGGGGTGTGGGCAGTCGGGTGGTGGGGTCCAGTGGCCGGCGGCCGTTGTTTGGTGCCACATCGGGCTATCGGGCCACGCGGTGGCGACGGTCGGGGCGGTGGGTGTGGTCACGGCGTGAACCTCCGGGCGGCGCGGTGGCGGTTGACGCGGGGTTTGATGTGGTGCTGCCACGCGTCGGCGAGGGCGAAGTACGCGGGGACGGAGACGCAGCTTCCGAAGAGGGTGACCAGGAGCAGCAGGAACCGGATCACGCCCGTCCCTCCCGGCGCGCTGTGCGCCTCGCTGCGCGCCTCGCCGCCCGGTTAGCGGGGCTGGAGTCACCCGACGCGTCTACGGGGCTCACAGGGGCGCACAGCGGCGTCTCGGACCAACCAAACGGCGACTCCCCGTCGTCCTCGGGAACCACAACCTCACCGAGGGACCTGAGTTCCGTCTCCCACGCGGCGCCGGGCGTACCGGCACGCTCGACGCCCATCAGAACCGCCACCATCCGTCGTAGCCAGCAGGGATCGTCGGGTACGCGGCGAGCATCGGGCGCAGGATCGCGAGGTGCTGCGCCTGGACGTCGAGGTCTTCAGCGCCCCAGTAGCCGGTGCCGTCCCACCTGCCGTGGCAGTCGCCGCCGTAGCGGCCGTCGAGGTCCGCCGACAGCACCGCGTGCGGGTCGTCGAGGTTGAGGCGGTCGGGCAGGTAGTGGCTCCACAGGCCGAGCGAGCCGATGCAGGCTCGGGTGACGCCGTTCTGCCGGCGGAACCAGAGCGCGTTGGCCCTGCCGCTGAAGGCGATGCGGTCGCCGCGCTCGTGCTGTTCGCCGGTGACGGTGGCCAGGTCGATGGCGAAGGCCTTGCGGGAGATCAGGAAGCGGTCTGCGCGGATCATCGCTGCACCCCCTCAGCGGCGTTGGCCAGCTCCAGCAGCACCGCGGCGTGGCAGTGATCCGGCTCCCCGGGCTCGGGCAGGGGGCACCAGCACATGAGGTCCAGGCCGGCGAGTTCGGTGCGCGCTGCTGCCGCGAGGTCGGGCCGCTGGTCAAGCCAGTCGCGGTACATGGCGACGGCCTGCTCGCGGGTGGCGTCCTTCACGAGGTGCCACGTGACGGTCTTGTCGGGGTGGACGAAGGCGTGGCGCTGCCCGCTGGTCTTGCCGAGGCGTCCTTCCTGCTCCCACTCGGAGCCGTCCAGCGCGGGGTAGCGGACCTGAGTGCAGGGGTTGCCCCACTTCGAGCCGCGGCCGACGTACTTCGCGCCGGCGGGTGCGCGCCAGCCGGCGGTGCGGCGGCGTTGGATGCGGACGGCTTCGTTGGGGCGGTCTTCCGTTGGGCTGGTCACGGTGTTGTCCTCGGGTTGGGATGCGGCTGGGTTGGGATGCCGGGGGGTGGTCCCTATGGGCATGGGGTCAAGCCGGCGGGTCGGCTGGGAGCGGCGTACTGGCCGTTGCGGCTGCGGATGATGCTCGCCAGGGGGCACGTCGGCTGGAGCGGTGACGGCGTCCAGGCGAGGGCCTTGGCGAACTCGGGGAAGCGGTCGTTGACGACGGGCAGCTGGTACCAGTCGAGGGGCTCGCCATTGACGGCGTCGACGGGCCACGTGTGGTGGGTGAGGAAGTTGCCCCACCCGACGCTGTCTCCCCAGGCGGTGAAGGGAACAGCTTCGAAGACGCCGTTGGGTCCGCCGTCGTGGACGGACCAGATGATGGGGATTGCATCGGCCTTCAGCCACTCGGCGTGGCGGTGCTCCAGGTACTGCAGGTACTCCTCGAACTGGCCTTGCCCGTCGAGTTCCCAGACGTCGTCGACCATCGCGGAGCAGTCGAGCTCCGGGTACAGGACGAGGTCGGTGCGCGTCTCGCGGCCGGCGAGGCGGGACCGGAAGACCCAGCGGCCGGAGCCGTCCTGGACCTTGGTCCGGTGGGCGCTGCGGTTGTGCTGGACGTTGTACTTGGGCCGCTCGGTCTTGATGGCGGTCTTCTCGGCGCGCAGCGCGGCGTGCCGGTCGGGGTGGTGTTCGACGGTGACCCGGGAGACGTGGAGGAACCAGGGCTTGTCGTCGCCGTGCTCGTCGAGTCGGCGGGGGACGCGGTTGGTGATTCCGATGTAGAGCAGGGCGCCGGTGGTGTCGTAGAACCGGTAGAGGCTGACGGTCTGGTTCACGGGGTGCTCCTGTGGCTTCCGGGGCCGGGCGAGGTGGTTGGGGTTGGGGTGCGACCCCCCTCCCCTCTCTTTAGAGAGGGGGGTCGCGTGAGTTTCTTGCGTGAGTTGTGCGTGAGTTTTTGACCTGCGGATTCCTTGATCACCGTGAGGTGCGTGAGTTTCCGCGTGAGATTCGACCGTGAGTTTCGGCCCGTGAGTTTCTGACCTGCACAGAGACCCGGATCGTGAGTTTCGTGAGGTGCCGTGAGTTTCCGCGTGAGAATGACCGTGAGTTTCTGCGTGAGTTTCCGTGAGGCTCATTCGGCGATCACCCCGTCGGGCGTGAACGCCGCGACGTAGCCGCTCTCCTTGCCGCGGCCGCCGGGGCCGCCGCCGACCTTCCGGGCGAGGCCCTTCTCGGCGAGCTGGTCGAGCTTCCTGCGGGCCTTCTCGACCTCGCTGGGGGTGGGCTTGCCCTTGTCCGGGGAGTAGATCTGCGCGGCGAGCTGCTGGGCGGTGAGCATGCCGCGGGCGTGCACGAGGACTTCGAGGATGTCGACCTCGTGCCAGACCTCGGTGTAGCCGTTCGGATGGTCGTGCTTGAGGCGCCACGGACCGCACTCCCCGGCGGGCTGCTTGAGGTGCTTCATGGACACGATCGGGTCACCGGCCGCACCCCACAGGGAGATCACAGAGCCCGCGCCCGCGGTGATCCACGTGGAGCCGTACAGCTCGTCAAGGCTGGTGGGTTCGCGGCCACCGTCCTTGCCGCCGCCCTGCTTGCGGTGGTGGTGCAGGGCGATGACCTCGACGCCCTCGACGAGGGTGCGCTGAATCGCGGAGTTGATGGCCTGGCCACCTTCCTCGGTGGCGAGTTCGCCGGCCATGTCCTTGAGGCTGTCGAGGCACACCATGTCGGCGCCGGCCTTCTCGCAGAGCCGGACGAGGGTCGACGGGTCTTTGATGAAGTCGCTCGGTGGCGGCCCGGGCCAGAACACCAAGTGCTCGTCGAGGACGTCGCGGTGTTCGGTGGTGACCATGCGGGCCATGGACCGGGCGGCCTGCTGGGGCCGGTCGGAGGCGAGGTAGAGAACGCGCTTGGCGGGGCGCACGGCGAGGCCGAGGGCGTGGGGTCGGATGCCGATGGCGGAGAGAAGGACCTGTTGGCCGACGGTGGTCTTCCCGACTCCAGCCGGCCCGGCGATGATCAGGCCTTCGCCTTCGGCCCACAGGACCTGGTCGCCTTCGCCCCAGATGGCGGGGACGGTGTCCGGGCGGTCAAGGATGAAGGAGCCGCCGGCGATGAGTCGGGAGGCAACGGGGTCGGCGCTGGTGCTGCTGGTGCGCTGCTGCTGGTACTCGGTGACGAGGCGGTCGATCTCGTCGGGGCCGTCCTGCTTGAGGATGGCGGTCTTGATGCGGGTGGCGAGAGCATCGGCGTCGCGTTCGCGGGTCTTGTCGCGCAGTAGTTCGGCGAAGTAGTCGACGCTGCCCGCTCCGAAGGCACTGGAGATTTCCCAGAGGTAGGTGCCGCCGTTGACGAGGCGGAGCTGGCCGAGGCGTTCGATCTCGGCGTGCAGTGCTATCGGGCTCGTTGGCGCGTTGGTGCTGATCTGCTGGCCGAGGACATCCCAGACGAGCTGATGGGCGGGCTGGGTGAAGTCGGCGCGGTCGATGATCGCGGCGGCTTCGGCGTACGACTCGGGCTTGTGGATGCACTCTGCCAACACGGCCAGTTCGGCCGGGACATTGGCCGGGGGCTTGCGGGTGAGGCCGTCGTCGTCCGCCGTGTCGCGCGGGTTGATCGGGCGGACGTTCTCCACGGTGCTCCTTGCGGTCAGAAGGGTTGCGCTGGTGCTCTGGCTGGGCGGTGGTTCGGGGCGTGTCTGATTGCCCGAGTCAGGGCGGCTTTGCGCGCGTCTCACCCGTCGTCGCCATCTTATCAAACTCACCACTTTGGCAAGCGTGGTAAGGTTGACCATGACTTACACTCTGACCATGGCCACTGATAAGGAACCTCGGATCGCCGAGGACGGCGTGCAGGAAGTGCCGCTGACCATCGCCCGCCCGCTGCTGACTCGGCTCATCGAGCAAGTGCTGGAGGACGATCTCGTCAGTGCGCTGACCGTGCGCGGCCGTCGCCGGGCGTACCTCGTGACGCCCGAGTTCTACGAGCACGCGATCGAGGCTCTTGGGAAGCGGCCGACCTGACGAAGGAGTCGTTACGTGCCTCACGACACGGACCAGCCGACCGCCCTGTACCGCCTCTTCGATGCGGCTGGGCGGCTTCTGTATGTAGGCATCGCCTGCGACCCGGAGCAGCGCTTCAAATCGCACGCCAGCACCGCTCCGTGGTGGCCGCTCGTTGAGCGCAAGGAGATCGAGTGGCGCCCCAACCGGTCGGCGGCTGAGCTTGACGAAACGCACGCCATCAAGGCGGAAGGCCCGCTCTACAACCGGGCGGGGTCCGACGCTCCGATGAACGTCACGCTGGACTTCGCTGACCTGACGGACGTCTCGGTGGCCCACTTCCGGAACCGCATCGCGGACATCGTCCATGCCGCCGCCGTGCGGAAGCAGGTCACGTACATCACGAGCCGGGGCCGCCGCGTCGCTGCGATCGTCCCTGTGCCCGAGGCGGAGGAGATCGAGGCGCAGCGCTCCGGCGCCTGATCCTCCGCGCACGCTAAGCACCGTTCGCAGACCTTCGGTCTGTTGACGGTGCTTTCTGCTGTTCACGGCGGGCTCCTGGCAGGTCAGATGACGGCGGTCTGGACGGGGCAGCGGTGGCAGGCGATGTGTGGGTGTGGGCAGCTCGCGGGGTGGGTGTGGCGGTGGATTTCGATGAGGCGGGTGGGGGTCCAGCGGTTTTCGCGGAGGCACCAGACGAGGCGGTTGCGGTCGTCTCCGTCCCACACGGCGGTCTGTTCGGCGGGGGTGAGGGGGCGGAGGGTGGCGGTGATGGGGAGGCCGAGCCAGCGGGTGCGGATGATGGGCGCGCGGCAGACCGTGCAGCGGGAGTGCCCGACCTCTGGTGCTGCCGCGCGCCCGGCCATCAGGCGGGAGAGCCGTTCATGATCGGGCTGTCGATCTGCTCGGCGACGGCCTTGACGACGTCGTCGAATGCGGTCTTGCGGATGTCGGCGGGCCGGTCGAGCTTGTAGGCGAGCTGGAGGGGGCCGCCGTTGATGCGGTACCGCAGCCGGGCGGTGAGCTTGTAGCCCTCCGAGCCCTCGAACGGCACAAGCCCGATGGTGAACTGCTCGGGGATGAGCAGCTCGCCCTTCTGGCCGGCCTTGGCGGTGACGGTCTCGACGTAGGCGAGCTTCCGTTCGCCGGACTGGAGGCGGGTGCCGGACTGGAACTCGGCCTTGGCGACGCCCTGGATGGACTGTGCGATCTCCAGCATCTCGGCGGCGGACGGCTCGAGGAGTTCGGGGAGGTGGTCTTCCAGGAACTCGGCGAAGCGTTCTTGGTCCATGAGCTTGCCGTCGAGGGCGGCCCACTGCTGCCATGCGTCGGTCTCGCGGAGCTGGAGGTGGAGGCGGTGCTGTCCCCAGTCGGGCTCTTCGACGGTGTGGGCGTCGAGGACGGCGGTGATGCTGAGGCGGTCGGCGTCGGCGTAGACCTCGGATGCGTCGCTGGAGTGCTTGGCCCAGTAGGAGAGGAAGGATCCGGCGTCGCGGACGGTGGTGGTGCCGCGCTTCCGCTTGGGGGTGTCGCTGTACTCCTCGCCGGTGAGGTCGAACTGCTTGACTCCGGTGGGGGTGTTGAAGGCGTAGATCTTGCCGGGGGTGAGTTCCTCGGCTTCGGTGGCGCGGGTCGCGGTGTCGACGATGGTCTGGACGTTGTCGATGTCGGTCATGGGTTAGGCGTCCTTGAAGGTGTTGTTGGCGGGTGCGGTGCGGAAGTCGATGGCCATCTGGCGGGGGTCTTCGCGGATGGGGTTGCCGGCGTCGTCGAGGAAGTACAGGGACTTGACGGGGGTGGGCTTGGGGGCCTTGACCGCGGACTCGATGCCGATGGGGAGCGGGGCGCTGTCGACGCCGTTGGCGGGGGGCTCGACGACGACGGTGATGGTGAGGGAGCCCTTCTTTCCGTGGGTCTTGACGGCTTCCAGCAGCTCGTGGAATTCGGTGCTGAGGCCTTCGGCGGTGCGGCCGTTGAGGTGTCCGGCGAGGAACGCGGCGAGGTCTGCGCGCTCGGTGGTGGTGCTGTCGGTCACGGGTGTGCCTTTCTGGGTGGTTGTGTGCTGCGGGTCTGGGGCGCTACAGGGCGGCGATGACTCGGCCGGCGTCGGCGTCGTGGGCGTGGCCCATCTCGTGGGCCCATTCGGCGATGTCGAGGGGCCAGCGCTTGTCGAAGTAGTCGATGACGACCTGCGCGCCGTCCTGGCGGACGGTGTTGGAGGCGCCTGCGCCGAAGTAGTCGTCGTGCTCGGCGACGACCGCGGCGGCGGCCGCGTCGCTGATGCAGGTGAGGCGGGTCTCGCTCATGCGGCGTTGCCTTTCTGGATGACCGGGCAGATGGCCCGGTGGCTGGTGCGGATGTCTGCGGCGAAGGCGACGGTCTTGGCGCGGCCGCGTACGGACTGGGTGAAGTCGCAGCGCAGGCACTGGTAGTGGGCGGACACGGAGGGTTCGGCGACGATGCGGAGGATCGCGTCGACGTACTGGGTGCGGCGCGGGCGGCCGGTCACGCTGCGGCCTCCCGGGTCTTGGCGGTGGCCCGTTCGTCAGCCCAGTGCTGGCGTGCCGCTTCTTGGCATGCCGGGTCGATGGGCTGGTTGTTGCGGGCGTGGCGGCGGTACGCGGAGAAGGAGCCGCAGTTGGCGAGCGGCCGCCCGCCGCTGGCCGGGGTGGCCGGGGTGGTGGGGTCGAGGTCGGCGCGTTGGTCGCCGTCGAGGGCGGCCCAGATGCCGTGCCGGTCAGCAGCGGGCAGGCCTGCTTCGGCGGCGAGTACCGCGGTCTGGCAGGCGGGCCGGGTGGGGCAGGCCAGGCACACCGCGCGGGCTTCGGCTTGCTGGTCGGGGTGGTGGCTGTGCCAGGTGTCGGGGTGGCGGGTGCCGGACTGGCAGGCGGGCAGGGTGCGGGCGGCCATCACGCACCCCCGGCCGGCAGTCGCCAGATGCGGATGACGGCGCCCGGGGCGTCGAGGGCGTCGAGGCCCTCGCCGGGGTGCATCTTGCGGGCGACGACCTCGACGACCATCGAGTCATCCGCGATCGCGCCCGAGGTGGTGAGGGCATCGAGGGTCGAGCGGAGCAGCTTGTCGATGTCGCCGCTGTCGCGGGTGATGGGCCATGTGATGCGCCGCTTGGGGGCGCTGGCGGGCTTGCGGACGGTGAAGGCGACCTCAACGGACAGCGGGCCGTCGAGCGGCGGCGTGGGTCCAGCGGGCCGGCCGCCGTACTTCAGGGCGTGGCGGACGACCATGGCGTTGCGGGCCGCAGTGTCGACGGCGACGCGCCAGGGCGTGACGCGCTTGGACTGTTCGATGAGGCGGCCTTGCCCTACGTGCCGCTTGCTTCCCTGCGGGGCCGGCCGGTGGTCGCGGACGATGACGGTGAGGTCGGGTGCCGCCCCCGCGGTGGGGGTTACGGGAGCGGCGGTCTCGATGGCGGCGGTCACAGTGCGCCTTCCTCGGTGGCAGGGATGTGGGCGCCGCAGTCGTCATCAGCGCACGTCGCGGACCCGTCCGGATGGATCACCGCGGCGACCGTCTGCAACTCGGCCGGGCAGTAACGGAAGCCCATGACGATCAGGCCCAGCGCCGTTTCGACGGTGGTGTGGCCGCCGTGGAACCCCGCGTACGGCACGGCTTCCGGGGCGCCGGCGGCGACCTCGACGACGGCCGGGCGCCGTTCGACGCGGTGGATGCCGGTGGGCTTGCGGAGCTGGTCGACGATGAGGCCGACGCCGATCACGCCGCCGATGCCGAGGAAGCCGCTCGCGACCTGGGGGATGTCGGGGTTGATGGTCATGAGGTGGCCTCGCTGTCCTTCACGGCGCCGGCCAGGGCGCGGAGGTTGGCCGTGGATTTCTGCTCGTCGCGGAGCCATCCGGCGTAGCTGTCGCGGTCCTTGGTGAGCCGCAGGATGCCCTCGCCGTACGCGGCGGCCCGGAAGCGGGCGGAGGTCCAGGCCAGCCGGTATCGGGTGGCGGTTGCCTCGGCAGCGGCCACGTCCTCGGCTGCTTCGGTGACCTCGCGGGTGAGTATCCGGCCGAGGCTGTCGACTTCCTTGCGGAGCTGGACGTTCTCGTCGTGCTGGCCGGAGCGGGCCTGCGCCATCCGCACGAGGTTGCCCTGATGAATCCCGGCGAGGGTGCGGGCTTCGTTGCGCTGCTCAAACAGCTGCTCGATGCGGCGCGCCTGCTCCTCGATCTTGCGCTTCTCGCGCCGTCCGAAGAGGCTCATGACGCCACCCCCTCAGCGGCAGCCGGGATCAACGGCCACTGCCCGGCGATGACCTTGTCCGGATCACCGCCCTGCTCCTTGCTGGCCTTCGTCCGGAACCACTCCTGCAACCCGGCCTGCTGCTCCGCCCGCCACCTCTGCTGCTCGACGAACAACTCGCCCGGCGAGTACTGGTTCAGCCGCGGGTACTTCGTGAACTGCGCCTCAGCGATCAACAGGGCGGCGAGCGCGTCCGCCTCGGCGGTGTGCCAGTCCTCCAGCTCGATGCCGTACACGCCGCACGTCGGCTTGAGCTTCCGCATGCCGGTGCCCTTGCGGAACCGGTCGACGGCGCGGTCGATGACGTGCGGGTCCACCAGCGCCGGCGCCCCGATGCCGGCCAGCCGCTCGGGCATTGACGGCAGGTCGTGGCGGGCCAGGTCGCGGGTGAGGACGGTCCAGTCGTAGGACAGGTTGAAGGCGATGACGGGCATGCCGTACCGCAGGGCGGCGGCGAGTTTGGTGGCGATGTCCTCCAGTGCGGCCTTGGGGTCCTGCCCTTCGGCCTGTGCCTTGGCGTCGTCGATGCCGTGGATGGCGGTGGTCTCGGGCGGGATGGGTACGCCGGGGTTGATCAGGTAGTTGAAGGTCTGGTCGGGCTTACCGCCGCCGCGTACGACGAGCGCGGCGGTGACGATGCGGGCCTCGTTGGGATCCTGGTGAGTCGTCTCCGTGTCGAAGCCGACCTTGCGTGCCTGGAGAAAGCTCATGCGCGGGCTCCCTTCAGGATGGTGAGGAAGCCGCGCAGCTGCTCGGCGGACGCGGTGGAGGGGTGCAGCCCGCCGTGCTGCTGAGCGAACTCGGCGGTCACCTCATCGGTGGTGAGGTTGTGGCGGCCGGCAGCGGCGATGATCTGGAACCAGATCTCGGTGACGTCGTCATCGACGAGCTCGGCCTCAACCACGCCCTCTGCGTCGGGCACCGGGGCGGGCGGCGGCGGTGTGGGCGCGGGCGTGGCGGGCTTCGGCTTCAGCGCCTCACCCCGGGCCGTGAGCACGGCGGCGAGCTCCTTGTCCATGTGCCCGGCAGCGACCGCCTGCCGGTACAGATCGGCGACCTCGGCGGACGTCGTCGCCACCGCGGCGAGCGCCGCATAATCGGGGCGGCCGCCGGTGATGGCGACCCGCTCCGGGCCGGACGCCACGGCCTGCGCGCCGGTCATCTGTCCGGCCATGAGTGCGGTCGGGGTGATCTCGACGTCCAGCGTCGGGATAGAGAAGCGATTCGTGCCGTCGTCGGTGACGACGCTCTTCTCCTCCATGCCGAGCCATCCGGCGACGTACCCGCCGGCCTGGGCGAGGAGTTCGGCGGCGGGCGGCAGGGTGACCCCGGCGTAGTAGCCCTTGGAGATGAGCAGCCACTGGCCGAGGGCGGCGACGTCGCGGAGCATGACGTTCACGCGGGTGGTGATCTTGCAGTCCCGCTTCTCGGGGTTGCACACGCACGGCCGGTCGGACTTGTGCTCGGTGACTCCGTCGCAGCGGCGCTGGCACTTGGATCCGGCGTACAGCTCGTACCACTGGGATACGGCGTCGCGCGGGGGGATGAGGACGGGGAGGCGGTTGGTGGTGGAGTACACCTCGAACTCGGACGGGCCGCCGTTGGCGGGGGTCCAGGGCTTGACCTCGCCGCCGTACAGGTCGGCGACGCTGGTGAGGATCTCGCGGGAGGGGCTGGTGAAGCGGAACGCGTTGAGCTTGGCGGGCCGCTTGATGGCCTTGCCGTTCTTGTCGGTGCGGCCGGTGTCGATGGTGTGGCCGATGCGGATTTCGCCGAGCTGACGCATCCGCATCTGGAGGTCAAGGATGGGCATCAGGCGGCCCCCTCTTCGGTGATGGTGGGGAGGGCGAGGGGCGCGCCGACGACGGACTTGGACAGGACGCGCTCGAACTCGGCGACCTGCTGCACGTGGAGGAACGCGGCGAACACGTCGTCACCGCACTTCAGCGGCATCGGCCGGTAGCCCTCGGGCCGCAGGTGCAGGACGATCCCCACGTCGTGGATCTTCGGCATCGGGATCTGTGTGCCGTCCCGCAGCCAGCAGACCTCGGCGCACCGGTACGCCGACATCTGCAGGCCGGCCTCCGGGTACACGCCCTTCTCGTCGAGCTCGCCGCCGGTCTTGGTGTCGCCGAGGAACAGCGTGTCGGCGGCCACCTTCAGCGCGGCGGCGATGAGGCGGGAGCGGAAGAGGTAGTCGAGCTTCCCGGCGTAGCCGTGGGCGTAGTTGCCGACGGTCATTTCCGACGCCTCGAATTCGACTTCCCAGTCGGCGACGAAGCGGAGGAAGTTGTCGAGGTACGGGGCCATCTCGGGGTCGTTGAGTAGCTCCTCGGACAACGGGGTGCCGAGGACGTGCGACTCGACGAGCGTGTGTGCTGCCGTCCCGATGTCGCCGCGTTCTTCCTTCTTGCGGATGTGGCCTTTGCGGAGCCAGTCGTAGGCGGCTTCCTTCTCGGCCGGGTGGAGGGAGGCGTTGACGAGGGTGGGGAGGGTGGCGAAGGCGTCGGCTGCGGTGAGGTTGGCGGACCAGAAGACGAGCCCGGGCTTGGGGAAGCCCTGGCTGAGGATCGTGGTGACGCGGCGGAGCTTGTCGCCGGTGACCGGGTCGCGGTACCAGCCCTGTGAGGGCTGGGGGATGCGGTCGGTGCCGGTGGGTGCGGGGGCGGCGGCCTTGCGGCGGCGGCCGCCGGCCGGGGCGGTGGCCCCGGTCGTGGTCGTAGTCGTCATCAGGCGTCGCCTCCGGAGGCCTCGGTGAAGGCGGCGAAGTCGCCCTCGGGCTCGGAGTAGGGGATCCACTTTTCGAAGCCCTGGCGGGCCCAGCCGAAGGCGTACCGGTGTCCGGTCTCGGGGTGGGTGGTGACGCTGTCGACGCGGAAGGTGGTGATCAGTTCGGGTGCGGTGAACCCGTTGCCGCCGTAGGTGTAGGTGCGTCCGGGCTGGAAGAAGTCGGCGGGCTGGGTGGACTCGCCGCTCGACGCGGTGCCCTTCCCTGCGTCGGTGGCCAGGCGGTCGAGGTCGCGCATGACCTCGTGCACGGTCCGGCTGTCGCCGTAGAGCGTGGCGCGCCGGGCCAGGCGGTCCGCGAACTCGCGCAGCACCTCGGCGCGGTGGTCGGCGATGTGGTTGTGGTCGTCGCGGGTGCAGCCCTCAACGATGGCCTCGTGCAGGTGGTCGGCGGCGTTCATGCGGCAGCACCACCCTCGCGCTGCTGCGGCACGAGCGCCGGGGTGAGCGCGTTGCACGCGTCGGCTGCTTCGCGGGCCAGCTGCCGCAGCTCATCCCGCGTCAGCGTCATCTGCGCCCGGCCCATGTCCGCCAGGTCCTCGACGTCGCCGATGAGCGCGTCGATCTCCCCGTCGCCCGGGTGCCCGGTGACGGCGTGGCCGAGCTCGTGAAGCCGGTTGATCAAATCGTTGTCCGGGTCGTCCATCAACGCGGCGGCGAGGGCAACGAGGGTGTCGTAGCGGATGCCGTCGGCCCGCAGGTAGGGGGTGAGCTTGTCGGCGTGGAGGCCGATCTTCAGGTCAGCGCGCATGGGTTCCCCCGGTGGTGCGAAGCGGGCGGTAGGTGAAGGGCGGTGTGGCCGAACGCGGGTCGCGGTGCCGGCCGGTGGGCATGGGCTGGGGCGCGGTGAGTGCGGCGCGGGCCTCACGGCCCGGGTCCGGTCGCGTCGGGGACGGTGAGGGGTTCGGCCCAGTGGTTCATCAGGGCGCAGAACGCGACCCACGCGCAGATGGCGAGGAGAGGGAGGAGCACGAAGAGTTCGTCACTCACTGGGGACCACCACCGGCGGCGGGTCGAGGAGGTGGCGCTGCTCCGCGAGCTGCCCGGCGTGGTACGCGGGGTGACGGCGCGAGTACCACCACAGGCGTGCGTTGCGGACGATCCACCGCGGGTGCCAGCCGAGGGCCAACAGGTGGCGCAGCTCGTTCGCGGCCGCGTCGAGGACCGGGGCGGGATGCAGGACGTCAGCCACGAGGGCCACCACCCAGCAGCCAGCGCAGGCGGGCGACGGTCTCGGGGGCCTTGAGCTTCACCAGTGCCGGGCGCGGGTCCTCGACGAGGGCGGCCGGGGTCAGCTCGTACGCGATGGGGTCCTCATCCACCGGACGGGACTCATCAGCCGCGGCCTCAAGCTCAGCGACCCGAGCCCGCAGTTCGTTGATGACCTTCTGCGCCCGCTCAGCCGCTTCGAGGTTCGCCTTCTCCAACTCGTTGCGCTCGAGCTGTGCGCCCAGAACACCGACGAGGCTGTCCTGCAAAGCGGTCTGCAACTCGGCCGCCCGGGCGGCGTACCGGTCGGCGGCGCCGCCCGTCGAGAGGGCGCGGGTACGAGCCCTGCGCCAGGCGGTGCGGTACCGCCAAGAGGTGGCTGCGAGCTCGTCGACCTGGTTCCGCAGGTGCTCCAGCTCGGCGGCCGTCTCCGGGGACTGCAACATCCCCGCGGACTCGATGGCGAAGGCAATGCCCGCGGGTGTCCGGTCCTGCTGCTGCGCCCGGCAGATCACGTCTGCGAGCGCGGTGATCGCCTTCGTCCTCATGCCGCCACCGCTGACTGAAGACCAGAGAGCACGAACTCGCCGACGACCACCACGGCCGTCACCCGGATCGGCACCTGTGACCCGTCCTTACGCGGCGGGGTCGCCGTGTTCAGCGTCCACAACTGCAAGCCCTCACGCGCTGACTCGTCCACGTGGATTACGCCACCGAGGCGGACCAGCCACGGCTCCAGGTCATCGACGTCGGTGACGGTCACGTACACCGCGTCGGCATGGGCGGTGATGCTCGGTGCGGGGAGTTGCGTGTAGCCGAGCAGCGCGTCCACGGCGAAGCGGTTGTCGCTGGTGCGCTCGAACTCGGACGGCGGGGCGGGGATCCGGCCGATGGTGACCGTGGTGCGGCTGGTGGGAGGGAAGTCGTTAGGCTTATCGGACATGGCCGACGCCTCACTTTCGGTGTGTTGGGTGGGGCAGAGTGCTGTGGGGGCTGCTTCCGGATGCGCGTCCGGGGTGGCCCCGCTTTACGTGGGGGGAGAAGAGGGCCGAGTTGTCAGGCGCTGCGGGCGGCGCGGGCTCGGGAGGCCCGCTCGGTGACGAACTCCTCGACACCGTCCGCCTGCTCTCGCATCCACACCTCGACCTCGGTCGGGTCGAAGCGGCGGTCGCCGCCGGGGAGGCGGTGAAACGGGCACCCCTTGCGGACCCAGTTGCCGACCGTGGACAGCGAGACGCTGTGTAGGCGGGCCAGCTCAGTGGTCTTGAGGCGCGGGGTGAGGCCGGCCGGGAGTGGCGTGACCGACGCTGTGACGGTGTTCGGCATAAGACTGTGACCTTTCCAATGTTGCAGTTGCAGTGGGGGGCAGGCTGAATAGGTCCTGGAAGGGGGCTCCAGTGGCCAGGGCGATGAGGTACGCGGTGCGGATCCGGCATTCGTCCTGCGCGCTCTTGCCTTGGCCGGCGAGGTTGCCGACGGTGCTGGAGCTGACGCCTTTGCCGGTGGGGTCGATCCGCTTGGTGAGTTCGGCGAGCGCCGGCCCGGAGAGCCCGGCTTTCGCCATGGCGTCTCTGAGTGGCTGGCCGCCGCTCTTGCGAATCACCTTGCACATGTGCACCCCATGCCTCGTTGTGGCCTAGTGGCCCGGATTGGCGCCGCTGCAACATTTATATAGTTGCAGTTGTAGTTAGTCAAGAGGACTTGCGTGTATCTCAGAGGATCCTGACGCTGGGGTGGCGCGTGTCGAATGTGCGTTCTATTGTCTGGGCTCTGGGGCGTACGCCAGGTACGTCCGGGAGGCGCTGTGCGCTGCGTATGAAACGCGCCACGCTTCCACTTTCACTTGCGAAAAGTGGAAGGTGGAGGTCATCCTTACCGCGTGGACACACCGGAGCGTGGCGAGGACTTCGCGCAGCTGATCAAGCGGCTCAAGGACGAGTACAACGTCAATGAGTCGGCGATCGCGCGCCGTCTTGGCATCTCCATCACCACGGTCAACAACTGGGTGCACCGCCGCCGGATCGCCCCGCGCCCCGCGACGCTGGAGAGGCTCGCGGAGGAGTTCCCCAAGTTCAGCCGGGAAGAGATCTTCGCCGCCGTCGGCCGTGAGACTCCCGGCCCGTTGACGCCCGAGGCGACCGAGCGGCTGCTGAAGTACTTCGAGCAGCTCACGGAGGAGCAGCAGCGGGCCAAAATCATTGAGATGCAGGCCCTCGCGGAGCACAACCGTTCGTAGGTCTCGTGAGTCAGAGTCTGAACGCCTACTCACTAGTTGTGCACACCTCGTGAACGCGATGCAGTCAAACCCCTCCCAAAACCACCTGATGGTGGTCTAACGTCGGTCGAACCCAGTGCTCCCCCACTGGTCCCATTCGTCCCGGCGATCCCTGGGGGACTCTGTGTGTGTCACCGTCCAGCTCTCTGCCCGCGTCACCGTGCCGTTCGACCCGGACCGGAAAATCATCACCGTCCCCGCCGGCCTCGACGCCAAGCACGCCACGTACGCGGTACGGGCGGTTCTCGAAGAACTCGGCGCGCCACAGTCGCCGGTGGGGGCAGTCTGCTTGTGCGGGGCCGTCATCGACATGGCGGCGGTGGTGCGCCGGGGCCCCGTCCAGATGAGGGAGGTCGTGGCACGTGGCGCGTAAGGCGACTGAGAACCCGAGGCAGAAGCGCAGCAAGTCCTGCGGCTGCCACAAGTGCATTGAGGCGTACCCGGAGCCTGAGCGGAAGCGGCGCCGGGACTGCACCGGATCGTGGCAGGCCCGTTACCGGGACCCGACGGGGAAGCAGTGCGCGAAGAACTTCACCAAGAAGAAGGATGCGGACGACTTCCTCGACGACATCCGCACCCGGGTGCGGCGCCGCACGTACAGCGACCCCAAGCGCGGAGAGATCACGCTCGCGAAGTGGTGGGAGACGTGGTGGCCGGCGCAGCCGAAGCGGCGGACGACGACGACGAACCGGAAGCTGTCCGCGTGGAACGCGCACGTGGCGCCGAAGTGGGGCTCCTACCGGTTGTGCGATATCGAGTACATGGCGGTGCAGGGCTGGCTGTCCAACGATGTGAAGGGGCATCACACGCAGCGGAAGGTGTTGGAGTTGCTGCGGGCGATGCTGCGGGATGCGGTGCGTGACGGGAAGCGGATCCCCTTCAATCCGTGCGCTGAGGTCGTTGTCGAGACTGCGGCTGGGAAGCATCCGGATGAGTTGCGGCCGCCGTCGCGTGCGCAGGTGGAGTTGATCCTTGAGCACATGCCGATGTACTACCAGCCGTTGGTGCGGTTCCTCGCGGATACGGGCATGCGGTGGGGTGAGGTGACGGGGCTGCGGTGGTGTCATGTGGATCTGGAGGCTCAGCACGTCAAGGTAAAGGAAGTGCTCAGTGACGACCGGGGGAAGCTGTTCCGGCAGGCCGCGCCGAAGACCGCGGCCGGGTTCCGGACGGTCCCGCTGACCGCGGCAGCGGTTGCCGCGGTGGAGACGATGGTCGCGCAGTGGCGGCCGGCACGGACGCAGTCGGCGATCGACGGCGGCATGCACGATGAGGAGCTCGTGTTCCGTGGGCCGCAGGGCGGTCTGCTGACGCGGCACAACTTCCGGCGGACGTGGCTGCCGGCCATCAAAGCTGCGGGTCTGGCGCGGATGGTGACGTCACCGGATACGGGCCGCGAGGAGTGGTGGCCCCGGGTGCATGATCTGCGGCACACGTTCGCGACGTGGATGAAGGATCTGGGGATTCCGGAGAAGGACACGCAGACGGTGATGGGTCACGATCGCGGGTCGAAGGTGACGTGGATCTATCAGCATGCGGGTGAGGATGTGGCGGCGGAGGTGCGGGTGCGGATGGAGGCTCCGTTGGCGGCTGTTCGAACGTTGAGGGCGGTGTGAGGGGTGGAGTCCACATGGAGTCCACATCACCCCTGCCAAGATCGACTTTCGGGTGGTTCTGATTGCAGTCGATCTTGGTCTGTGATCCCGCTCCCAAGGTACTTTCAGGTGGTCTCAGGTGCTCTCATCTGCACATTTGGGTGTACGTGATCTCCTAAAGCGGGTGTCGCAGGTTCGAATCCTGCCTGGGGCACGCAGGTCAGAGCCCCTTCCGTAATCGAACGGAGGGGGCTCAATCATGATCAGAGTCCGCATAGAGTCCACATCCCCGCCGATCATGATGGCTACCATCACTCGAAAGAGTGAGTGGCCCGCCCATGCATCTGGCGTAGCATGCGGGATGCGGAGGGGGTTGGCGTAGCTCCCCCCACGCGCTGATGCGCGCCCTCCGCGTGCCTGTGAGTTCCCGACGGGGAGGTTGGGACCACAGGAGGAAGGCCCGCCGGCATGTGTCCGGCGGGCCTTCTCTGCGTACAACGTAAACCGCCCCGCCTCGGTTCAGAGGCGGGGCGGGATGCTCTGGCCGAAGCTGAGCATCTAACGACGCGATCCGGGCGGATACGCGTACGCCCGCGATCGTGTCGCTCCGGAGCCGCGTGGGGGCGGCCGGTGTGCGATGCGGAGCGGGGACACGGCTCCAGCACCAATCCTGTGTGACGGTCCTGTCGGCGGCTAGCGTTGCGGGGGGTTGCATATATGCGCCGTGAACGCTCCCGCCCACGCCTGTTCTACGCGGCCGGGGCGTCGGTCCGTCGCGCCAGCGTCTGTGTTTTAGATCACAGGCTTTACCTGGCCAGGTAAAGACTTTTGGTCATGATCGGCCCAGCGTTGGGCGGATGCCGCTTGATCCGTTACCTGACTGGGTGCTCGCGCGCCGACGGGCCATCGGCTACCGCATCCGAGAGGCCCGCGAGTATGCGAACTTGACGCAGTGGACACTCGGTGAGGCGATCGGCCGGGATCACAAGACGATCCACCGGTGGGAGTATGCGCTGAGCGATCCGTCGCTCACCGATCTCCTGCTGCTGGCCGACGCCCTCGATGTGCCGCTCACCGTGCTCCTCGCGTCGGAGGAGTAGCCGTCGGGTTCGTTCCGTGGCACCAGCAGCGGCACCACGCAGTGGCCAGCAGCGGCCCCAGCGGTGCCCCCGGCAACCGAACGTCCTTGGCTTGGCGGCACCAGCCGTGCAGCTCCGCGTCATTCCGGTCGGCGGCCATGTCGCACTCGGCCGAGAGGGGGAGGGTGGGCGCGGTCATGCGGCGTAGCGGGGTGCGCAGTCGGGGCAGGCGTACAGCATGCCGCCGGGGCCGGAGCCGACTTCGACGCAGCGGACGAGGGTGGGCTCGCGGGTGGGTTGTTCGCAGTCGACGCAGATCTCGACGCGGGGCGGCCGGTCGTGTGTTTGCCAGTCCTCGGTGAGCCTCTCGGTGACCTTGCGGACGTGCGTGGCCTGCTCTTGCGGGGTGGCGTCGGGGGCGCCGCTCAGGAGGTCGGCGAGCGCGCGGCCCAACGATTCGGATCGGTGGGCGAAGGGCTCTGACCCGGGGTCTGCCGTAGCATCGTTCATGTCGACCTGCTCTCGCTTCAGGTTGGCCATCCCCCCGGGCCGTGCCATCGGCTGCGGGGGGTTTCCCCTTGTCTAGGGGTATTCCACGCTACACCGCTACGTAGACCTCTGTAGAGGAGTGCGGACGGATCCGGAGATGTGGGCAGGTCAGCACCCCCCTACGTTGATCTTGTGAGTGGTGTAGAGGATCCCGCAGAGCTGATCGACCACAACAGTGGCCGCCCCGTCTACGTGCAGCTCGCCGACATCGTCGCCGGGAAGATCGCGGCCGGGGAGATTCAGCCGGACCGGCCGATCCCTGCAGAGACTCGCCTGGCGGATGAGTACGGGGTGGCCCGATTGACGGCGCGCAGGGCGGTCAGGGAGCTGCGGGAGCGGGGCCTCGTCTACACGGTGCAGGGCAAGGGGTCGTTTGTGGTGGCGCCGCCCGTGGAGGGCTGATCGCCTTGTGCGGAGCCTAGAATTCCTGTCATGTGTGGGGGACCAGCGGAGGCGAATGAGGCGGTGCGCCGTTATGTGCGGGCGCATGGGCCGGGCCCGTGGTCGGAGCGTGACTTGGCTGAGCTCGCGGAGTTGCAGCGCCTGTGGCTGGAGGCTCAGCGCGGCCTCGTACGGGCCGCGTAGGTCAGCGGCGGGAGCGGGCAGGCACGCTTGGGGGCGTCCGGGCGCGGTACGCGTAGGCCATCGCTACGGCGGCGGACACCACGGGGATAGTCGCGGCAACCGCGACCCACTGGAGCAGCGTGTCCGGTCGCACGGCCAACGCGACCACGGCGAACGCGACGAACGGCACGGTGAGGCCGATCAGGAACATGCGCGTCAGACGGTCCATGAGATGAGCGTAGCGGGCAGGATGAGGCCCCGGACGCACCTCAGATGATGCGGCGCCGGTCCGGAGGCAGACCCACAGCCAGCCCCGTAGACGTCGGCGTCGGTGACGGCGCCCCGTCCTTGCGGCACACCAGCGCATCCGGGTCATCCGCCGGGGTCTGCCAGCTGTACCCGGTCGGACAGGACTGCCCATCTTTCCCGTCGGTGCCGTCCTTGCCCGCGGCCCCATCCTTGCCGTCTGCGCCGGCGGGACCAGCCGGACCTGCCGGACCCGTGGGGCCAGTCGGGCCCTGGACGCCCGGCGATCCGGTTGTCCCGGGAGATCCGGATACGCCCGGGGATCCCGTCGCCCCCGGGGACCCGGACTTGCCCGGTGCGCCCGCGGCCCCGGACGGTCCGGGTATCGGTACGGGCACCGTCGTACGGTCCGGGAGGGACGGGACAGCGTTGCTCGGGTCGGGCGCTACCGGCGTTTTACCCAGGCCCTTGATCTGCACGCGGAGCGCCCGTACGTCCCCGGTGAGGGTGCTGACGGCGTCGCCGCGTTTGTTGGCTTCGGTGGTGGCGGCGGCGTAGTTGCGGTCGGAGGCGTCGATGCGGTGCCAGGTTGCCCATGCGATGCCGAACAGAGCGACGAACAGGCACGCGAGGCCGATGCTGCGCCAGTGCTGGACGATCGTGCGCTCAGTCCGGGTCATGGGTTGGGGGGTCCTCCGAGTCGGATGATCTGTATCTCAAGCTGGGTCATGCGGATCAGGTCGTCGTGATGCTGCCGCTGCAGCACCTTCACCTCGGCCTCCGCGGCAGCGAGGTCAGTTCGCTTCACGGTCAGTTCCTCCTGGAGCTGGTCGGTCAGCGAGTTCTTGTTCTCTCCGCGTTTCCCGACGAACACCACCACCGCGCCGATTACCGCCGCGCCGCCTGTGAGTAGGCCGCCGAGGGTGGTGGCGTCCAAGCGGAGCTCCTAAGCGGTGGGGTGCGCGGTGCGCCCGGCCGGGGCCAGGCCGGTGCCCGGGTCCTGCGGGGGACGTGCCCAGCCCAGCAGCACCCCGGCCAGGACCCGCAGCGGCTGAATGTTCAGCTTGTCGGCGACGTGCTCGACGATGCGGAACAAGGTGTAGTAGGCGCCGGTGAGCAGGGCCGTGACCAGCGAAGCGGTGGCGGTGCTGTCGGGGTTGACGCCGAGGAACCCGACGACGGTCAGTGTCCAGCCGACGAGGAGCGGCACGATGGTCCGCATCCAGTTGACGAAGATCGCATACATGAGGAGATCCGTTTCTGCGGGGCCGCTCGAGCGGCAGTGGGTTGGTCCGTACCTGTTCCTCGAGGGAGCGGGTTAGGAGGCGAGGCGGGCGGCGAGCTTGGCCGCGACCTGTTCGGCGATCGCTGCGGCCAGCACCGGGGACGCGGCGATTGCCTGGACCTGCGCGTCCGACAGGACGGGCTGGAGGGCGTCGACCTTGGCCGAGATTTCGGTGAGCACGATGCTCTGCGCGGTCTGGGAGGACGTCAGTGAGGCGGTGGCTGTTTCCAGGTCGCGGACGCGGGTGTTGGTGTCCTTCAGGTAGGACTGGGGCTGCCACGTGGGGTTGGTCTTGGCGTCCGGTGCGTCGGCGGGGGCGGCGAGGTCGTCGATCTTCCAGACGGCGTCGTGGGTTTCCTGCGCGGTGAGCGTCACGGTGTTCTCCTGAGGGTTGGCCCATGTGCGGAGTTCGGTCGGGGACAGGTAGCAGATGTTGAGGTCGAGGTTCGGGCCGGTCCGGGGGTTCGATGTGAACTGCCAGATCAGCGGCGTCCATCCGGATGGCTTCGGCCGGGGCGCGGCCTCGGCCTCCGCGTACTCGTCGACGGAGGTCCCCGGGTACGCGGGGTACCAGAGGGGGACGCCGGTGGGGAGGTGCCCAGCGGCGAGGTCGGACTTCGACGTGTACGAGCCGACGCGCTGCCCCGGGAACGCGGCGGCCACGAGGGCGAGCCACTTCGCGGCCCACGCCCGGATCTGCGAGGCGCTGCGCCCCTTGTAGTTCGCGCCGTCCGTGCGGCGCTCCAGGTCGAGCCAGTGGATGAACCCGGGCCCGGCGTAGGGCTTCACCGCGGCGATGTAGTTCGCGGCCTCAGCCGCCACGTCCTGCGTCGGCCACCCGAAGTGGTAGGCCCCGGGGACGAGTCCGGCGGCTTTGATGCCGGTGATGTGCTGGACGAAGTGGTTGTCGCGCGAGTGCTCGCCTTCGCTGGCCTTGGCGAATGCGAATGCGAGCCCGCCGGCCTTGAGCGCGGGCCAGTCCTGCGGGCCCTGGTAGACGGAGACGTCCATGCCCCGGGAGGTGGGCATCAGTTCACCCACTTTCCGGCAGCCTTGATGCGCGTGGCCTGGTCCAGGCGCGCGTACTTCTGCTCGGTCGTGTGGCCGTCCCACGGGTCCGTGAAGTCTGTGCGCACGTGCCCGAAGAGATCCATGTCGCTGGGGGCGACGTGCCATGTGGCCTGCCCGGTGGGCAGGCTGATCGTTACCACGGCCCACTCCGGCTCGTCCGGGTCGGTGAAGCCGATGCATGACGAGTAGACGGCCGCGAGGTGCGCGACGAGGTGCGCGCGCTCCCGGTAGGCCGCGTCCAGTGCGCTGGCGTCGGCCATGGTCAGAGTCCCTTCGCGGTGAGCCAGGTGTGGGCGGCGGCGGCGAACGCCTTGTCAGCGTCGGCCGGGACCGGCGTCGGGGTGGGCGTGGGTGTGGCGGTGAGCTGCGGCACGGTGACGTCGCCCTGCTGGGACAGGAGCCACGAGAGGTCGGCGGTGGTGAAGTAGGCGAGGCCCTTCACGCCCCACGTCTCGGACCACGAGTTGTCGATCCAGTACTCGCCGGTGGCCGCGTCGTACTTCGACAGCTCCAGTTCGTGGCCGCCTGCGACGCCGCTCGCGTGGTCGACGAGGATCCGGCCGTCCGTCGCGGTGTCGAACATCGACTTCAGCCACTCGATGCCGATCATCACCGGGCCCGCCTGCAACGCCGAGTTCAACGCGGCGATGGAGAACGCGTGCGAGTACGAGCCAGCCAGGCCCAGGGCCTTCAGTGCCTTCGCGACACCCAGCCCGGACGATCCGGTGTCGGTCGGCGGGTACTGGCCGGAGAAGCTGTCGAGGATCGTCGCCAGCGAGTACAGGCTGACCGCGAACACCTCGTCCAGCACGTGAACGCCGGCAGTGAACAGGCCGTGCGACGCTGCGGCACCGGCCGCCGAGATGGTCACGGAGGTGGTGGCAGTGCGCCCGGCCGAGTCGGTGCCCAGCACGCCGGTGCCTGCGTTGCCGGTGCAGGAGCCCAGGTTGCCCTGGTCGAGGATCGGTATGCGGCGCGTCCACTCCACCGACTTGATGACGGACTTGGGCAGGACGCCGTGCGCGTACGCAAGGGACCGCGGGTCGTGGTGGACGTGCCGGCCGAGAGCGAACGGCCGGTCGTGCTGCTCGGGGATGATGTGGGTCGTCATGTCGTTCGGTCCATTCGCTATGCGACGCGTTGGAGGCGTAGCCACGAGTCGGTGTAGATGGTCGTGGCGGTGGCGCTGGAATTGACTTGCGCCCAATCGAGTGTGTATGTCCCTGCGGTGGTGTTGCGGATCGTGCCGTTGATGAGGATCGTCAGGATGTTGCCGACACCCAGTGCGCCGAATGTTCGCAGCTGTTCGACATCGTTGGATTCGTTGCGGATCATGTATCCGCGTGTTGAGGACGTGTCGGAGATCAGGGCGCCCGGGCTGCCGTTGGTGCTGATGGCGGGTGCACCGGCGCCCCAGCCGACCCACTCGCCGAGGACGCCGACGGGCCCGGTGAAGTCGATGGAGATTTTCGCTGTGGCGTCGGCGTCGTATTTGAGGAAGCCGTCCATTGCATAAGTGGCGTTGGCTTCCAGCGTGAATTGCAACTCTGGGTCGGCGGTTGTGGTGGTGGTGCTTGCGCGGGCGGTGTCTGCGGTTTTGCGGGCCATGAGGGGAATCATGTGGTTGAGCAGTGTCCCGGTAACGCGTTGGCCCGCGTTGATCACGGGGTATTGGGTCACGCGAGCCTCCTACAGGGCGACGATCATCGGTTGGGCGAGGGCCACATCGGTGCCCGTGGTCTGGGTTTTGACGATGCCGTTGACCGAGCGGACCACCGTCATGCGCTGCGGGCTGGTCGTGGCCACGGTGGCGTCGTCGATGAGGCGGATCGCCCACCAGTAGCTGACGTCCGACGCTGCGGGGGTGCTGCCCCAGCGGCCTCGGGTGATGGCGGAACTGGCGGAGGCGGGCGCGGTGAACGTCTGCGTCAGGAACGTCCAGACCCCGGCTGCGACGGCCGTGGCGGAGCCGAGCGACGTGGACAGGAACCCGCCGCCCGCGTCATACCAGTCGACGGCTGTCCGCAGGTCCGACCAGCCAGCGGGCGAGTACACCCACGCGCAGCACGTGTACGAGGCCGCAGGGGTGATGGAGCCGACGGGGCTGCGCGAGGTGGTGTTGACGCCGCCGGACGCTGACACGCCGTCGGGGGCGACCCGCATGGACGCCGCCGCCGCGTAGCCGTCGTTGGTGATGGCGGTGGTGTAGGTGAGGGTCGAGTTGGATGCGGTCCAGCCCGAGGCGTCGGTGAGTAGCAGGGCGTTGTCGTTGATGACGGTGCCGAGTCCGACGACGGTGACGACTTCGCCGCCCACCCGCAGGTCGAAGGGCGTCTCGCTGTGGTCGGTGGTCCACACCGGGCCGCTGTTGGTGGCGACGGTGAGCGCGGTCGTGGTGGTGGTGGCGTCGGTGGTGAGGGTGCTGCCGTCGGTGTCGACGCGGCCGTAGGTGGGGTCGTCGGTGACGCCGACGCGGTAGGGCGATTCGGGTACGCAGTTCAGGGTGATGGCGTGCTGGAAGTTGTCGATGGTCTCGTTGACGCCGACGACGATCAAGCTGACCAGGCCTGGGGGTAGCCACGACGGGGTGTTGGCGATGGTGACGCGGTCCCCGGGGTGGAGGCCGAGGGCGTCGCTGCGCTGCGTCGTTGATGTGGTGAAGCTGGGGTGGGCGAGGTTGATGGTGATCTGCGGATACCGCGCCTCATCGACGGTGCCCATGTGCAGCCGCCATGCCGCCTGATCGGGGAGGTCATCGTCCCTTTGGACGTTGACGTTGACCGCGGTGTCGTAGATCCCCACGCCGTTCGGGGGGTCCAGGGTCGACAGGGGCCCGGTGTCCTGGGTGGCGCGGGCGCTGCTGCCGCCCACGCGGGTGACGGTGATGTCGTTGCGGGTCGCCTGGTCGTCATCGACGGGCGTCGGTACCTCAGCCAGCTCGAACGCCGTGTAGTCCAGTTCCAGGCCGGCGGCTTGGTTGTAGATGTTGGTGCGGACCCGGTAGCCGAGGCCGAGTGTCGTCCAGCGTTCGAAGAGCAGGCCGAGGTCGGCGGTCTCGCATTCCTGGAGGAGGTTGAGGAGGGTGTCGCGGGTTTGCGGGCCCATGGCGACGGAGTCGGAGAGGGTGCCGAGGCTGCTGGCGGCGATGCCCTGTTCGCCGATGAGGCGTGCTGCGCGGGTCCCTGCTGCTTCCCCGTCGTACGCGGCGAGTTGGGACCCGAGGTCGAAGATGGTGGTGATCTGGCCCTGTACGGAGACGTGGCCGATGGCGGTGCCGGTCAAGCCGCCGTCGGGGGCCATGGTGATGGACGTGATGTGGCCGACGGCGTAGCCGAGCCAGGAGTCGGACAGGGTCTGGCCGGTGGTGGCGCCGGGTTGGAGGGTGGCGAGGGTCGCCCTCAGGACGGGTATGTCGTCCGGCCGGTTGAGTTCGATGGAGACCCGCAGCAGCTCGCCGTCGACGGCGAACGCGCTGGGTCCCATGGTTTGCAGGACGGCGCCGGTGCTGTCGAGGGCTTGGAGCGTCAGGTTTCCGCCGGTGGTGTAGATGAGGTTGTAGACGGCGGCGGTGCCGGTGGTGGTGAACGTACAGATCCGCTGGTTGGTGGTGGCGCCGGTCGCGGGGATGGCGAGGAGGAACCGGACTTGGATGCTGCCGGTGTTGGTCGTCATGAAGGGGACGGCGCCGGGGATGGCTCCGGCGAATGAGGAATCGCCCATGACGGGGATGGGTGCGGATGAGTTGAAGCCGTCGAAGCTGGCGAGGGTGGGGGTGCCGACGATCCGCATGGGTGCGCCGCCGCCGATGGCGGAGGCGATGGATGTCGACCCGACGGCGTCTTCGCAGGGCCAGTAGGCGATGGCGGGGTTGGTGGTGATGGTGCTGGGTGAGGTGAGGCCTCGGTACATGGTGGAGCGCAGCGGCGCGGAGCCCTGGTTGAGGCGGCGCAGGATCCCGGCGGCTTCGATGTCGACCCATACGTCGGTGCCGGTGGAGTCCCATTTCTGCGGCCACGCGGGGATCTCGCCCTGGAAGCGGTAGCTCTTGGCGTTGCCGTTGGGCACGGACACGCGGATCTTGGTGTTGCGGCCGATCTTCCCGTAGTACGGGGACATCGGATTCCTCGGGCTGAACAATCCGTCCCGGTTGTTGAGCTGGAACGCGCACGTCCCGGGGTTGATGGTGGCGCTCTCGCCGCTGCGGCCGACGCTGATCGAAATGTTTTGGGAGCCGTCGCGGGTCATGACGCGGGGAGTGATGTCAGTCCACAGGCCGTCCACGTAGATTTCGACGGTGACGTTGTCGCCGGTGGGGACGTCGCCCGTGCCGCGCGTCTGGGCTGGGAGCCCGCCTGAGCGGAGCCACCAGCCTGCGAGGAGGGGTGCGACACGGGTCACGGGTTACGACTCCGACCAGCAGACCCAGCAGCGCAGATCCATCGCGGTGGTCGGGGTCGTAGCCCGGACGCGAAGGAACTTGCTGGAGGCCACCACGGGGCGCTCATCGGGCATGAACTGGTAGCTGTAGACGAGCGGGGACTCCCCCGACACGGAACTGAGACCGACCGTGTCGAAGGTGCGGGTGGCTGTCGGGGTGCCCTCGACGGTCGCGGTGAACCCGGTGGCGTTGACGCCGCCGACGCAGAACGATGCGGGGGCGCCCGGGTCGAGGGCCTGGATCCCCGATGCGGAATGCGCGGTCACGGTGGCTGCGACGTCCGTTTGGATCAGCTCGATCACGGCGTCGGCGCCCGGCGGGTCATCCGAGGAGAAACCCCACGACAGGAGCGTGGCCCGGGTGGTTGCGGGTGTCGCCACCTGGAGCATGGTCTTGATGGCCGTGCCGGTGGTTACTGCCGCTTGGGCGGCCGTGGTTGGCATGACCGCGTTCCACGTTTTGAAGACTGCCATATTCGCTCCCTATCCGTTTCCGCGCCCGAGGGCCTTCTGTACGCTGCCGCCGCTGATCCTGTTGACCTCGCCCTTCAGCGGGTCGATGAGAGCGCGCGCGGCGACCTTGCCGTCGAGGATCAAATTCACCTGAATCACGCCGCCACCCCCACCCCCGCCGGCCATGGCCATCCGCCGCGACTGCCCCGCCGGGTACACGGTCGACCCGTACGGGAGCCGGGCCAGCTCCGGGCCCTGCTCGCCCACCCACGTCAGCCCCCCGCGAGCGCCACCCGACGCGGCGCCGATGATGCCGCCCGACGCCTTGTGTTTGAACGCCCGCTCGATGGCCTTCTCCAGGGTCTTTGCGGCCTTCTCCATGCCCTTCTCCAGGGCGCTCTGCTGCTTCTTCAGCGAGCTGACCAGCGCATCGGCCATCTTGATTGACGCCCCGTACACGGCGTTCGAGGTGGTCGATCCTGCCGAGGTCGCGGACTTCCCGATCTGCTTCTCAAGGCTGTTGATTTGCTTGATGTCGCCCTTGGACGACGACATGAGGGCCGTCGCCGTTTCCAGGCCGCCGCCTTCCAGCCCGGCCGCGGCGATCTCGCTCAAGCTCTGGCTGTTGAGGCCCTTCTTCTTCAAGGCCTTCAGCGCGTCAGCGAAAGCCCCGGCCTGGTCGCGTTTCCCGGTGAGCTGCCCGATGATCGTCCCGGTGGTGACCCGTGCCCCCGACGATGCGGTGCCGGTGATGTTGGCCGAGCCGATGATCCCCGACTTGATGGAGTCCTTCAGCTGCGACGCCGCGTCCTTCAGTGACGACAGCTTGTCCTTCGCCTTCGTCAACGCGTCGTTGACCTTGGCCAACGCCTTCTCATGTTTGATGAGCCCGGCGGCAGCCTTGTCCAGGCTCTTCAGCAGGCCGCGTTCCGTCGCCCCGGACGTGGCGGCCTTGATGATGCCGCGCCATTTGTTGAGGCTGTCGACGAGACTGCTCAGCGAATCCGGTGACCCGAGCGCCGTAGCGAACTCGGACTTCGTGCGGCCCGCTTTCTGCCCGAAGTGGCTGACGGTCAGGTCACCCCACGCGCCCGACCGGGCCGACGCCTCCGCCTTGGTGACCGTGCCGCCCTTCGCGTACGCACGGGCAGGTTCCGCACCGTCCTTCATCATCTGCTTCGACTTGCCCGCCGGGTACACGGTGCCGCCGATGGGGAGCCGCACCAGCTCCGGGCCCTGCTCGCCGACGAGGGCGAGGGCGCCGTCGCTGCCGACCGCCCCACCGTCCGCGAACGCCCCGACGACTCCGCCGTGGGCGAGTTTCCCGCCGGCGAAGCCGCTTTTCTTTCCGACGTAGTTGACGACGACGGTCTTGCCGGTGATGGCGTCGATGGCCCGCTGAGCAGCGTGGGCGGCGGCCGATATCGCGTCCTTCGCGGTGAGCTTCGCGGTCTTCTTCGCCGGGAGCCCGGACAGGGCTTTGCCTGCCTGGCGGACGACGGACTGCCACTGCGAGTCGTCGGCCTTCAGCTTCGCCGTCTTCGGCGCCGGCATCCGCGACAGCGCCTTCCCCGCCGCGCCAAGAGCAGCGTTGTAGGGGGACACGTCGAGCTTCATCTTCTGGCCTTGGAGCTTGGGCAGCGCCGAGTCGTGGAACGCCTGGATGTCCTTGCCCGCGGTGTCGAGGCTGCCTTGCACGCCCTGGCGGAACGTCATGAAGTCGGAGGCCGCGGACTTGATTTTGCCGCCGATGCCGGGGATCCAACCGAAGGCCGCGGCGGCGCCTTGGGCGAAGACACCGAAGACGGTCATCACGCCGTTGACCATGCCGGCGAACGCGTGGAAGATCTGCGGGGCTGCGCCGACGGCGGTGATGACGAGGTCGAGGATTGCGACGGCGGCTCTGCGCATGGCTTGGTCGATGGTGCCCTTGTTGTCGTGGACCCAGTTCCCGAAGTCTTTCAGGCCTTGGCCGAACGTCTTGGTTTTGGAGTCCATACCGGCCACTTCGGAGAACGCCGATAGCAGTGGTCCGGCGATGGCTCCGGCGAGGTCTACGAATATCGGTAGGGCGATGGATGCCAGGTCGAACAGGTTCTTGAACACCGGGGTCAGCAGTTTTACGGCGCCACCGAGGGCTGTGCCGAGGCCCTTTGCGAGGGGTTCGATGTATTTGCCCATGGTGTTCAGGGCCCCGGCGGCGGAGTTCGCTGTGGGGGCGAGTGCGTCGAGGGCGGGTGTGAGTCCGTCGGCGAAAGCGGCGACCAGCAGTCCGGCGTTTTTGAGGAACGCCCCGAAGAGCGGGCCGAGGTTTTTACCCAAGGATCCGGAGAGGTTGCCGAGGGCGGGGAGGATCAGGTTGATCGCGTCGAACAGGCCGGTGATCAGCTTGGATGCGCCCGCAATGCCGGGCTCCAGGTTCTTGAAGAAGCCTGGTACGCCCTTGCTCAGCAGGTCGCCGATGCCGCCGGAGAATGCTTTCAGTGACTTCTCGGATACCGCGCCGAAGTGAATCAACGATTTGAGGAATGGGCCGAAGCTGGTGGTCATGTCCTTGATGAAGCCGGTGCCGAGTTTCAGGGTCTTACTGAAGTCTTTCTGAAACCCGGAGTCTTTCATCAGCTTGCCGACGCCCTTGGCCGCATCACCGAACACCTTGGCCATATCGACCATCGCGCCGCGTACGGCTTTCACCTCGGGCTTTGCTGCCTTCAGTGCGGACGTGAACCCGGGCAGCATGGCCTTCTGAATTGCCTTGCCGGTGCCCGAGAATTCTTTCTTCAAGTCGACGAGGGACTTGGTGAGTTCCCGGCTCTGCGGGGACATGGCCTTGAGGTCGGCCTTGTACTTCTTCGAGTCCTTGCCCTGGTCGGTCATCGCCTTACCGATGCCAGAGAACCCGAGCTTGACGGTGGCCGCCGCTACAGAGAGCCCGGCCAGCATCGGCACCAACGCGCCCATCGCTGGCAGCGCCGACAACGCCGCAGCAGCCGCGACACCCAGCGCCCCACCGAGACCCCCGCCGCCACCGCCGCCGGAGCCGAGCGCCGACGCGGCCCCGCCGGCGTTGCTCTCGACCTGGCTGAGGTGCCCGTCCAGGTCCCCCAGCCCGCCGCCCAACCCGCTGACGTCCCGCCGTGCCTGCCGTGACCCGTCACCGAGGTCACGCAAACCGCCGTGGACGCCGTCGAGGCTGCCGCCGAGTTGGTCCATGTCGTGGCGCAGCATCCGCGCCTCAGCGTCCAGGACAACGAACCCGTCCGACACGCGGCCGGTGCGGGTGGCGACCTGCCCCATGGCCTGTGCGAGGTCCCGGGTCTCGGCCTGGAGGTGAGCGAGGTTCGTAGTGAGCGCCCCGGTGAGGACGTTCATCGTGCGCAGCGCCGACGTCGCGCCGTCGATGCGCTGCTCCAGGCCCCGGAACGCGGTACCGGCCGCCGTGGCGCGGGCGCGGGCGTTGTTGAGGCGCTGGTTGAGCTGGTTGAAGTGGGAGGCGGACAGGTCTCGTACGGTGACGGTGATCTCTACGTCATTCGCCATCGGGGTCACCTCCTCCGTCCAGGTCCAGGCCGCCGGCCTCAGCGATGGCCAGCATTTTCAGTAGTTCGGTGTCTTCGTCGAGCAGGGTGGTGAGGGTGTATCCGGGGAAGCGGCGGAGGATCCCGAGGAGAAGTTCTACGCGGGCAAGCTCTCGGGGCTTGGTGACAGGGTTTCCATCGGGATCGATGCCACCGCCGACAGCTCGCCAGAGGGCGAGCTTTCGGGCAAAGGGGCTTCCACCCCCGCGACGGCGGTCTGGAGGGCGGTGATGACGGCGCTGATGAAGCTGCTGTCTTGGGAGGTGACGCCTTCGAGGGTGGTGGGGACGGGGCCGTCGTCGTCTTCGATGTCCCAGTCGATGAGGAGTTCGACCATGGCTTCGAAGAGTTCGCGGATTGAGTTGGGGTCTTCGCTGGCGCGGAGGTCGTTGATCCGTATTTCTTCGCGGACGGTGGTGCCGCGCATGCGGACGTGGGCGCCGTCGTAGTCGGTGCCTGCGAAGTCGAGGTTGTAGATCTTGCGGGGTGGCCGGAAGCCCATGGTCAGGCCCTTCTCTGAGCAGTTCGATCTGACATGTGCATGCTCAGGCCCAGGTAGGCACGACGCCATCCGCAAGGACACCGGGGGCCGACCACGTGAGTTCGCCGCCATCGGAACGCGACAGCTGGTAGTCGGTGTAGAGCAGCTCCGGGGCGAGGGTCACGCCGTTGACGGTGAGGGTGGTGGTGCGGTTCACCGACGTCGACGGCACCGTGCGGAACACGGTGTGCGAGGTCGCCGCGTTGAAGACGCCGTTCAGCGTCACGGACACATCGGCGAGGAGCAGGAGCCGCTCGTTCGCGGACTTGTCCACACCGGTCACGTCCTGCACCGCGCGGGGTGTGGACATCTGCCAGTTCATGACGTCGTTACGGATGTCCACGGGGGAACCGGCGGACGTGTCCACCGAGAGTGCTGTCTGTGCGAGTCCGCTGGCCTTCGCCATGGGTGATCACCCTTCCTTGATTGCGTCTGCGATCGCCTGCTGGTGCGTGGCGAAGTCGTCCAGCCAGTTGTCCGGCTGCTGGTGCAGTCGGGCCTTGGTGCCGCGCGGGTTGCCCCGGTGGTCGCCCTCGCGGACCACGTACAGCGGCGCCCGGTCGATGCGGGTGCGGTGCGTCTCGGCCCGGAAGCAGGGCTGCCCGGCTTCGAACACCAGCCACGTCTCGCCCTCGGCTACGTGCTGCTCGGTGTAGCGGCGCCCGGAGTTGCGGGCGTCGTGGAGCATCTCCGGGGGTAGGCCCTCGACGCGGGTCCGCCAGCCCTTCAGGTACGGTTCGCAGCCGACTTCGGCGCAGGTCCCGCGCCGGAAGTGGCTGCTCAGCGGCGTCACGACCGCGTAGGTCTTGTAGAACTGCGGCGGCATCGCCGGGTTGAGGTCGCCCATCAGAAGGTCACCCCCGCGATCTCGTTCTTGACCACGACGACGTTGAAAGTCACCGAGGTGACGCCGCCCGTGGTGGTGGTGACGGCCCGCAGGTAGCGGCGGATCGTCGCCGTGTTCACGGTGGCCAGACGCTGCGTGGTCGGCGCCGAGGTGACCGAGGTGAACGTCAGACCGGTGACGTCGGCGAACGCCGAGTTGTCCGCCGAGTCCTGGATCTTGATCGTGACGTCCGTCCCGGTGAACGCGCTGACCTGCAAGTAGGCCTGCGCGCCAAACGCCGCCGAGGCGAGGGTGTCGATGCCCGTGCCGTTCGTCGCGGCCGTGTCCGTACGCAGGCCGGCAGTGAGCTGGTTGCCCCACTCGATGCCGAAGCCGTTCGACTGGGCCTGGACGGCGAACGTCAGGCTGCCGTCGTCGGCCCTGGTGGGGTCGTAGTTGATCTGCTTGGACACCAGGCACGCCGCGTCCGCGCCGAGGGTGGTGCCCCGGCAGTAGGTGAGGATCTGGTCCGTGGTCGGGAGTACGGCGAGCTTGTCGTGAGTCGCTCCGGTGACCGCGACGTGGTTGAAGAACGCCGTGTATTCGATGCGCCCGTCACGCAGGCCGCCGAGGCGTTCCATCGCGGACTTGTCGATGCCGGTGACGGGCAGCACGGCGGGGCCGCCGCCGATGTTGCCGAGGCTCCCGATGTCACCGGACGCGTTGTAGCCAGCGATGAGGAGCGCGTCGCCGAGGCCACCTGTTTTTGCCATCTATGCCGCCTCATCCCAAAGGTCGTTGATGATCACGGGCACGCTGATCGTCATGACGCGCAGCTGCACGCCGGACAGCGGCAGGTACCCGGCCCTCGCGTCCAGGCCCGCGCCGTGCGCGCCGAAGATGTCGATGTACCGGACGTCGTCGCCGCCGCCGAGTTGGAAGTCGCCGACGTACGCCCGCGTGAGTGCGTCGGTGGCGAGCGTCAGGTTGGGGTCGATTGCGTCGGTCGGGGTCTGATCGGCCGAGGTGTACAGCCGTACGGTGAGGCCGAGGCGGGCTGACGCGGAGACGAGTCCGGAGGCGCGGATTGGTGCGAGGGTGTCGACCCACACGGCGGCCGTCAGCCCGGGTACGGCGGGGCTCAACGGTTCGCCGCCGTTGACCTGCTCGAACCAGCCGCTGGCGGCGGCGTGGGAGATGACCGTGTTGAGGATGCTGTCGATTCCGATGGGCACGGGGTCACCTCATTTCCGGCAGGTGGCGGGCGATGGTCTGTTCGGCGATGTGGGGGGCGCGGGTCTTGGTGAGGTCTTTGGTGCGCCGCCAGTGCGAGTAGCCCCGGAACCTGGTGACGGGGAAGTTGCGGGAGCCGACGCCTTCGAGCCACGGCCCGTAGACGACGCCGTCGTCCCACACGCGGTCGGTGTCCGCGCTGACGTTGGTGGTGCGGACCTGCGATTCGTAGTAGCCGGTGGGGTGCTTGAACGCGGCGCCCATCAGCATCAGCGCGTGGTCCTCAGCGAACGCGGCGATGTCCTCGCGGGCTTCCACCGATGCCCGGGCGACCGCGCGCTGGGCACGCCCGTCGAACAGCGGGCCGCTGGCGTGGATGTCGACGTTGCTCATACCGCCCCCACCCGGCCCTTGCGGCCGTGGGAGTCGTACACCTGGTTCCGCAGGGCATCGAGGGGGCTCACGGTGGCGGCACGGCCACCGGTCTTGGGGACGCGGCCGTATCCGGCCTGCTCCTGGAGGAGCTGCTCCATGGCCAGTGCGACCGTCAGCGCCTTGACCGGGCCGGGCGGGTCCAACCGGTACACGGGGGCGGCGTTCAGGTGGGTGGTAGCCGTGGTGCCCAGCGCGCCACGGGCCACAGTCAGGACGCGGGGGGCGTAGATCGTGGACCCGGTGTGCGCGGCCAGCGAGCTGCCGTCCCACTTGCGTTTCACGGTGACCGCGGCGGCGACAGCGGTGACCAGCATGTCCTCCGAGTCGACGTGCAGCACCTCGCCTTCGGTGTACGCCGCTGGGGTGGTGACCTGGACGGTCTCGTCATTCATCGCCGCGGTGAGGGGCGTGAGGACCGTCTGCCCGGTGGTGACCTGCGCCCGGCCGGTGACGATCATCCGCTCCGAGTCGACGCGCAGCACCGAGCCGACACCGAGTAGCGCGGACGCAGGCCCGTCAACGGTGACCGTGGTCGCGGTTGTGCTGCTCACGGCTGCGGCGAGCGTCCCGGCCGCTGTCTCGTCGTTGCGGTACCCGAACAGGCCGGTGACGGCGATGTCGCGTTGCATGGTGGCGCTGACGCCGAACGCGGCGGGGCCGTCGAGGTCGAGTTCGAGGAGCGTGTAGGGGGGTTCGTCTTTGTCGTCGCTGCGTCGCAGGAAGAAGTCGGATGCGGCGATTGTCTGGGTGCCGGACATCAGGGTGGTGATGGAGATGAGTTCGTTGGAGTCGAGCCACAGCCGCCACGGGCGCGCGTACTGGCGGGGCCAGTCGAAGTAGCGGGTAGCGATCTCCGGATAGAACCGGCGGTGCGTGAGACCTTCGACGTTGCGGGACGCGGCGGCCAGCGCGTCGTCGATCTGCGCGTTGGAGCGTGCGGTCTCCTTGATGTCGAGGCGCTTCTTCACTTCTTCGCGGGTCGCGTACAGCGGCAGCATCATGGGGTCACACCGCCATCAGCTTGCGCATCGCGGTGGCCATCCACATGCCCTTGACTTTGTGGCCGAGGTCGTTGGGGTGGATGGCATCCGATGCGCCGTCGCCGAGGAAGCGGTCCGCGGAGCCGAAGCCGGTGGTGGTGCCGACGCGGCCGGACCCGGTCATCCACGGGCCGATGGTGTCCACCAGGTTCCACGAGGCGTCGCGGATCTCCCCGGTGAGCTGCGAAATGTAGGGGATGCCCTGCGCCTGGAACACGGTGCGCTGCCACGAGTCCTTCGTGACCGAACCCGCAAGGGGGGTGGCCACGGGGCTGGCCGCATAGATCGGCCAGGTCCCGGAGGTGGAGTAGCAGCCGACACCGATGACCCACGCCTTGGGCAATCCCGCCTTGATCGCGGAGATAGTCGAGGTGACCGCGGCCTGGAAGGTGGTCTGGTCGGTAGACGCGTCGTTGTAGCCGGCGTCGACGATGACGACGTCGAAGTTCTTCGCGACGATGTCGAGGGCCACCCTGTTGGGGAGCGTCGTGTACGGGCTGTTGGTGGTGATGTACCCGGTGCCGCCCCTGCTCTGGTTCCACCGGTTTTCCCAGCCGAACAGGTCGCACATGAAGGGGAACCACGTCCCGGCGGGGCCGCCGGTGTTGACGGAGGAGCCGCCTGAGGTGCTGTCGCCGAGGACGGCGATCTTCGGCCCGTGCAGGCCGATCTCCCAGAAGTCGTACGTGGGGCCCTGGAAGACCCCGCCGAAGCGGGAGGTGTAGATCTCGATGCGGATCCGGCGCGGGGCGCTGGACCCGAGGTTCACGGTCAGCAGATGGCTGTTGCCGAGGGCGCCTTCGGTGGCGATCGCCGACAGCAGTATCGGCTTGTCCTGGACGGGCACGCCGTCGATGAACAGGCGGATCGCGTCGGTGGTCTGCTGCGGCAGGAGTCGTACCTGGAAGATGTCGGCGTCGGTTCCGAAGCTCGCGGACAGGACGCCTTGCGGGTTGGTGTTGATGTGCGGGTCGATCGACGTGGACACGACGAAGTTCACGGACGACGAGGACAAGGCGATCTCGTCCGCTGCGTACGTGTACGGGCCGGTGCTGTCCGCGGTGTTGCTGCTGCCGGCCAGTGCCACCGGCGACGGCGTGTACTTGATGAAGCCAGCGGTGGGCGTCGAAGTCTGCGCGAGCGTCAGCGTGCACGTGCCGCCCACCCCCGTCGAGGTGTACAGGGCTTTCTGCGTGATGAGCGGCGGCATGTGCCGACGCCGCCACGCCGTGTCCTGAGCGTCGATGTACGCCTTGCGCCCGGCCTGGTTGTCCGTGGTGGGGTCGGACGCCGGCAGCACGGGCACGGACGTGAACGTCTTGATGCCGTCGATGCTCTGGTTGCCCGTGAGGAGCACCGCGGTGTTGACCGTGGGCACCGCCACCCCACCTGCGGTGAGGGCCCCGGCCTGCGACACAGAAAACTTGGTGGTGCCGGTGGCGTCGCGCAGGTCGAGGAGCGTGCCCGGGCCCTGAGCCGCGACCACCGGCGCGGACGGGTTGAGGGAGAGGGCCTGAAGAGCGGAGGCGCGTCCGGAGGTCGCGGCGAGGGTGACGGCCAGGGCGTGGCAGTCGGTGGTGTTGCCGTCGGGCTGGTCCTGGACGGTGAGTCCGGAGGATCCGGCGTCGCGGTTGCGGATGGTCTCGCCCATCGTTTCCTCCTCTCAAGCGGTGGGGCGGGGTGGTGTGGTCAGTTGTCGCTACTGGCCGACGTATCGGCCTCCGGGTCGCCAGCCGTCCCATTGGCAGAAGAGTTCGCCGTCCGGGCCTTGCGTGAGCGGCTCCCCGTCGTTCGGGCAGGCGATCGGTCCTCGGGCTCGCTCGTCTTCGGCGAGGGCTGCGGCGGTTCGGTAGATGTCTGCGAGCTGCTGCCAGCTGATGACGGCTCACTCCCCTCGGCCTGCTCCGGCTGTGCTTCGGCGTCGGCGGCCGCGTTCGACGGCCCCCCGTGCACGGTGATCTTCGCCATGACCTCTTGTCCCTCCTCGACGTGGACTGTGGACCGGCAGTGCGGGCAGCACGGAGCGCCCACCGAATACGCGGTCGAACACTCCGTGCACACCCACAGGGCCATGTCAGGCCGCCACCACGGACGCGCCGTTCTCCAGCGCCACGTACGTCAGCGCCCAAAGGATCACGCCGTCAGTACCCGCAGAGACGTGCTCGATCTGCCCGACGTCCATGAGGATCGGGTAGTTGGGTGCGGCGAGTGCTCCCACAGTGAGGCCGGTCGCCTTGGCGCCGTTGACGACGAGGATTTCGCCGAGCACGGTGTCAGTGGTGCCGATGTCAGTCGCGGCGCACAGGTCGACGGTCGTACCGGCCGTCGGATTGTGCTGGAGCTTGTAGCTGTTGGCGACGGTCACCGCGGTGGTGACCCGGCCGATGATGCTGGTGACGGCCACGAGACCGCCGGCGATGGTGAACAGCGGCACCGTGGTTGCGGCGAGGGTGCCCGTCGACTTCTGGACCCTCGATCCGAAGTTGATGGTGCGCAGCTGGTCGCCCGCGATGATCACAGACATGGTCAGACCCCCATCGCGGGCAGGTTCGCGGCGGCGCGCTGCGTCATCAGGTCGCGGGTGACCGCGTTGACGGCGCCCGCGCCGGTGCTGGTGACCTTGACGAACTTGTAGGTGTCGCTCAGGGACGTGTTCTCGACCTCGAAGACCGCTGCGTTCTGCGTGGCTGTGGCCGTGGTGACGACGGTGGCCGCGGCGGACTGGGTACGGCGCGTCCACGCGTCCGAGCCGTCACCGGTGTTGGTGAAGTACTCGGTGATCACCGCGAGGTTCTGCGCCCCGGTCCCGGCCGCGTCCTTGGCCTCCTGGAGGGTGTACGTGTCGCCGGCCGCGGCGGCGAGGTAGCACAGGAACGCGACACCGCCCGCGTCCTTCACGTTGATCCACTTCGCGTCTGCGGCAGGCGTGGTGTTGAACAGCCTGCCGAGTGCCTTCTGAGCCATCTCGGGCTCCTTCCGTCTGGGGGTCCTGTCGGGGCGACACTGCCGACCCGGGTGATAGCCGGCGGCGGGGGTTGAATGCCGCCGCCGGCCGGGGTGTTACGGACGTGCGGCGAGCTCGACGAACGGGCTGAGGGTGTTGCTGGAGCCGTTCTTCGGGGTGATCGCGGACTTCAGCCACGGGCGGCCGTCGACGCGCTGGATGATGCGGAACGTCGTCTTGTCGGAGCCGAAGTTGTAGTCCGTCGAGGAGTCGGCGGTCATGGTCTGGCGGTCGCCGACCAGGTAGTAGGAGAGGTCGACGAAGCAGATGTCGCCGCGGGCCCCAAGGGTGGAGGCCTTCTCGGACACGATCAGGGGGCGGCCGAAGATGTTCTGCGGGGCCGGGCCCTGCGCGTTGACGACGTACACGCTGTTGCCGCCGGTGCCGACGGACAGGGCCATGGTGAGGAGCTCGGGCAGGGCGTCGGGGGAGCAGATCCACACGGCGTTCTGGAGCGACGCGGGGAGCATCCTCGCGTACATGTGGACGATGTTCTCGTAGACGATCGACGCGGAGGCCTGCCCGGACTCGGCGGCGACGGCGATGGACGCGGAGTTGGCGGCGCCGATGAAGCCCAGCGGCTCGCCGACACCGGTTCCGGTCATGAACTTGGAGTCCTCCTCGAACGCCAGGGCCTTGGGCCACAGGTTTTCGATGAGCGCGGAGAAGCTGACGATGGAGTCCTGGAGCAGCTCGTTCGGCACGGCGGAGAGGCCGGTGAGCTTCTTCGCGTCGAGCTCGGCGCGGCCGAACTTCGGGCTCGCGTCGGTGAAGGTGGCGCCTTCCTCACCCCAGTAGGCAATCATGCCGCCGAAGACGCTGGACGCGTTGGACGTGGCGTCGATCATCGGGAACGGGACGCGCGCGGAGTCCATGGGGACGACGGTCGCGAGGGGGCGGACGACGGACTGTTCCAGGGCGATCTGGAGCAGCTGGGAGCGCAGCGTCTCGGGGACGAGGAACCCGCCGTCCGACGGGGACACGCTGGAGGCGGCGTTGCGGAGGACACCGCGCTGCTCGGCAACGGACGCCTCGGGGCTCTTGTGCCAGATGGCCCGGATGTAGTCGATGTTGGTGTCGAAGTGCGCGTCGAGGCACGCGCCGGGGGCGCCCGGGTTGTGGGCGGTGCCCTGCCGGTGCGAGGTGAGCATGTTGCCGTTGCCGCGCTTGGCCTGCGGGTCGAGGTTCAGGCGCTTGGCATCCGGGCCGTCGCCCTTGGCGCCATTCTCCAGGAGCCAGTTCCGCACCTCCTGCTGCGCCATCTCCTTGACCTGCGCGCGGATCTCGGTGCCGTCGCCCTGCTGCTTCTCGCCGTACGCGGCCATGACGCTGTGGAGGCCGCTACGGCTGGCCATGACCTTCTCCAGCCACGCCGAGTCGCCCATCATCTCAGCGAGCTCGTCGCTGTTCTTGGGCACGGCGACGCCATCGGGGACGGCCGGGGCGGCGGCGCGGTTGAACACGGCGCCAGCGTGGCGGGGGGCGTAGCCCATGGCGGCCAGGCGTGCTCGCTGCCCGGGGGTGATTGTGGTGCTCACAGAAGTGCCTCCTTCAGGCGTGCGAACACGTCGTCCGTGGTGGGCGGCGTGACGAGACGGGCTGTGAGGCCCGTCCATTCGGGGTCTTCGGGGGT